TCTTTTGTTGCAAAGAGCGAGAATCCCACTCCGTAAGGGGTGGGAGTGCGTCAAAATCTCATGTAGCGCATCATCGCCGGTGTCGCTGAAGATATACCTGTCTGTGGCGTTTGCCATCAGTCTTACAATTTGCTGCAAATCATCCGGTGAAAACGAATAAGTCTTGCAAGTGTTTAGACAGTTCGCCAGCAGCGTTTCAGTATCAATTTTCAGACAACACATATGGATTCTCCTTTCGGTGCTTGGCTTCTACATTTCCAAATATACTCATTTCGCACGAATTGACAACAAAAAAGAGCCCTGCATTTCTGCAAAGGCTCAAATGGAACGAATCGTGTGTCAGCACAATTCATTCTGATAGCAAGCCATCCTCGTGGAGGATGTCAAAAACCTGCTACCCGTCGCTTCAGGATGACCCTGATTGACTACTCCTCTGCACCGGGAGTGAAGTCCAACGCCGATTCTCAGACAAGAATCACCGATATGGCGTTATACGAGCTCGGCATATCACCTAGGTTATGTATTCCCTGTTGGTGCCCTCGTACTGGCGCAATGAGTGCTCACTGTATAAGTACAGCTTCTTTCTACAGCCAGAAAATTCTGGTGCAGGACGTCCCATTGCCGACTGTCCTGACTTTTGAGATATAGTCTCATATTGCAATCCATCGTTTTGATAGAGCTGGTGTGACCCGATGGTGGATATTCAGTCACGCTCTACGTTGCCGTTAACCCAAGCAATCTCGGAACACCTTTTTTAGTACCTGTATCGTTCAGGAGGCAAGTGCTGCCTAAGGGGTGGTGCGGTTAGACGCGACCGAGGCTCTTGCACCCCACGATGCGTCCTTCCGCGTCGCGGATAGGCTCATTGGGGATGAAGACATCGGTACGGTCCTTGCACCGTGCGGCGACGAGGCTGCTCACGATGAGCAGAGTGTCGTCGCGCTGGGCGGGAAGGTTCTGCACCTCGCCGTAGACGGTGGTCGTCAGCGGGATAGTGGTCCCGTTGAAGTCCACCGAGCCAGCATCGGCAGTCGCTGCGGAGACGCGAGCGACTATGCCGGAAGGCTCGATGGTGATGCCGGCCACGGTCACGCTATGCGGGGTCAAGTTGCGGATGTACATGTGGAACCTCCTTCGTTGTCTGCAAAACAAAAAGCAGACAGTTACAAGTTTACGCAACTCGCATAATGCGTCAACCATCACTCGGTATCGGCAACGCACATATAGAGATGGTAGGTGGCGTTTGCCGTCTGGCAGACCCAGTGATTGTAGAACGAATTGTACGGCTCGGATGTGACAACATCTTCGTCCGCGTAATAAATAGCAGCCTCGCACCACGAAGGACCATCCTTGCGCGGGACGCAGCGCACATCCATGCACATACCATCGGCAAAGGTAACGGACTCGAACTCAATCTCGTCCTGCTTTTTGCCTCCGTCGGTGTACTGCTTGATTTCGTTCATGCGCTCTTTGCTGATAACAAGGCGCTCAACAAAAACCTTACGAAAATTGGTGAGATTCTCATAGGTGGCGCAGATACGCATGATTGCGCTTGCCAGAGAGTGTACGGAACCGATGTCATAGCACAGGGCCGTTTTGTCGAAACAGCCGATACCATGACCCGTCCAGAAACCGCCCTCAAACAAATGGATGGAGGCGGCGTAGCAAGGACAGGCATCGATTTTGCAAAGCTGGATATCAAGCGTGCAGCCATTGTACATACTATCTACCGCAACCCGGCAAATTTCAAAGATTACTTCGGAAGGAACTTTGCCGCTGCCATCCCAATAGGTGGGATTGTAGCGGGAAAGATACATCTCGGCAATCTGCTTTGCGTTGTTCTCGGTCATACCGATGGATTGTTTAAGCATTCTTTATACCTCTTTTCAGATTGTCAGCACATATTAGATGCCTCTGGCATTACGTGGTCGGGTTGGTCCACAGAACCTTCTCTCCAGCCCGGATACGCGTGATACAATCGATTGGAAAAACGAAGACATCGAACATATTGGTTCCCTTTTCAACCTGTTTGATGAGGTTGGGATGCTTGCAAACAAATCGCTGAGTGTCTTCCGGCTTTGCGAAGGCGCTGATACGAGTCACGGAGATTCCTTTCCTGCGCAGTACATCCGCATCGCGAATAAGGTGGCTGGGACAATCCACTTCGAGATGCGCACCCATTTTCTTGTCGTCAATATAGTCCATGACGAGAGTGACGACTTTATAAGGTTCGACAGCATCCATCATGCTTTTGCACACATTGGTGATGTCCTTAGGGTCGGCACTGTCGTGCTCATAAAACGTAAGGAATAGTTCCGACATCCTATCAATGGCAATCAGCCGGGCCATGTAATAAATTCTGGATGCCGTTCCGTTGCTTGCCGTAATGACAGAACTTGTCTCTTCAGCCCAATCCGATGGAGATGACAAATAGTGAATCACATCGTCATCGTTCAGAGGATACATAGTTCGAATCAGGTTGGAGAACTCATTGCATCGAGTTCCAAAAAGAAAGGCGGAGCAAGCATTGCGGACTGCTTTATCCACTGTATCCTTATCCTGAAACATTGCGGGGTCTGCCGGAATGTTCTTTCGGAACAGCGGAATACGGATACTGTCCAGTTTCTCGAAGACATCCATATCGTCGATGAAATCGCTGCTTTGAAGCAACGCTTTTACGGGTTTGGAGGCCATGTAAATAGTTTTGCTATCCACAATGAAGCCGCCAAATTCCCATTTTGCGAATCGTGAAAAGGATGGCTTCTTATTGTCCGACGAATCCCGGTTCTGAACCATAACATAGAGCGATTCAACTTGATGTTCTCTAACCAAAACCGGATGTTTGAAAAACGAGTAATAGCGGGAAAACACAATGTCACCGCTGCGTTTTGCTCCCTCAAAAAAGGTCATGGTCCAGTTTGAGAGAAAACGAATCAGTTCCTCAACAGTAAAAGTCAACATAGTTTATACTACCTCTCTTTAGATGGTCAGCACAGCAGAATCGAAGTTTTCCAAACAGTCGCAACTCAAGAACTGCCCTCCACAAATGGGGCACTTCTCAATGTCGCAGCCGTAGTGGTGGTAGTAGCCAATTTTGGCTCCACAATCTCCACAGCGGATATCTTTCTCTTCCGGAGTACCAACGAACTCTTCGTACCAGTCGCCGGGGTCGCCGACTTTGATGCGCTTGAAAGTTTCCTTGTGTGCGCCTTTAACGACTACGCGCTTATACGAGCAGCCGTTAGCAGTCAGCATTTCGCGCCCACAACAGTTACATTTTGCCATTGTCCGTCTCCCCTTTCAGAAGCTCGCGTGCATGGTCGAGGACTTCCTTTGCGACAGGCTTACCGCCTTCGTTCAGAGCGAGGAAGACTTCCAGAACCTCTGCACGGGTCGTATTCTGGTCAAGTTCAGCAACACCAATGGAAGCATCCATGAACCAGTTTTTATCCAGAGCGGAAAGGTCGTTGTAAAACGCACCCTTGTACGGGAATCGGTTCTCGTAAAAAGCAAGCAGGGTCAACATACGCTGCTTGCCATCGACGATTTCGTAGTAGTTGCCATCGTCGTTTGTGCGATTAAAGGGCAACTGCTTGAAGACGAAACGACCAATTTCGCGTCCTGCGAAGATGCTGTCCAGCAGTTTCTCTCTGTCCTCCTCATCCCAAACAGAACCGCGCTGATAATCGGGTTTGAAATCAACGCCGAACAGGTAATGGAAGCTGAGTAGAGAGTACATGCTGCGATTTGAGTAGTGCAGACGGGATAGTGCAGAGTCACGCTTTGCGAAATGCGTGTCTTTGTCGTCATCCAACGGTCGAACACTCGTCCAAGCCCAGCAGGAATATTCGACATTGTTCTTGGTGGTGACGCGGATGAGATACATTGCGCCATCATCCATCACTTCTTCGACAACACAGTTAGGAAGATGTCCAACCTGCACCCTGTCTCCCACAGCAAAATGGTATGTGGGTGTTCCAGAGTTCTTTGCTGCGTTACAGGCTTTCTCGTAAGAGTAGCTATCCTTTACGCGTTCCTGCGGAGTTTTCTCCCGAGCAATTTCTTTAGTACGGCTTTTTGCCATGGTAATGCCTCACTTTCTTTTTTGGCGGTCGTTGAGAAACGTCCCAACCGTCAGTTGTTTTCTTTTTCGTGCCTCTCGTCGTCGCGCAGAAGGTCGTTTGCCACTGCTACGGTATCACAGGTGTAGTAGCGTCCGCAGGTGTATTCGCACTGAGTCAATGTGGCGGAGCAACCGTTGATGCAGCCCATGAAGACATCCTTATTGCCGTTCTCGTCGGTGAAAATGCCGCCGGTCACGGTGATGCTCTCAACATAGGGCAAGCACGGCTCGTCCGTGTCCTCACTCAAGTTCCATACAATCTCCCAAAAGCTGATGAAGGTGTCATTGTACAAGAAAGAGGGGCGGTTACCGCTGTCTTTCCGAACCAGTTCTTCAAGGGCATCCCAAGGAACTTCATCTGCAATGAAGATGCCGAATGCGCCACAGGAAAAAACGATTTTTCCAATATGACCGCAGATACGGACATAGTCACCCACATGAAGTTCGTTGTCATTGGCATCGGTGAAACCTGTGTCGAAGCCTTTCTGTGCCATTTCATTTGCGTTAGTCATTTTAATACACTCCTTTTTGAAATTGACGCAAAAAAGCGGACCTCCCAACATCGGGAAGTCCGCCTTAAAGCGAAATTGTGAATTGTACGAGCGCAGTCAGCGCCTTAGTAGAATGGTATCTATCGTACAATCTCAATTATATCCGACTCGCACGAAGATGCAAATGTTTAATTGCCCTCATGGAAAAATGTATGCGTGAATTCCGGATGCCCGGCAAACACCTTCTCAACGACCTCGGGCAAGTCATGGATATCGTCCAGAACGAGCCGTCCTTGCCTATCGCGATACGGTGCCACTGCTGCGGTTTTCTCTGCAAAATAAGCGTCAAACGCCTCTTCGCTATCGAATTCCGGCATTAACGCAATTTCCCGGTTGCGGTCCTTCATAATTTACACAGCCTCGTTAAACGCCGAGCAGTTCGCGCTCTTCGGCAGTCAGTTTATCGAGAACCTTCTGCCTGCGCTTTTCCCGCGATTCCTGCTTGGTGCTGATGATGAAGGTATCGGCGCGGTCGCCATCCCGCACAAAGACGGGACGGTCTTTCAGCATATTCCGCATCGCGTCCAAACGCTCTTCTTTCGTCATGTCGTACATGCCGGATGCGCCGTAAATGGAAATGTTGATTTCATCCTTTTTCGGGGCCTTGTCATAGGCGGTGGGGTCTACGGCAGTGAAATAAAGGGTGTAATAGTAGCACCTGTCGGCGAGCGCCAACGCGATGGTATCGATATTTCCCTCAAAGACACCAAGGTCGGTGATGGAGCGACCCTCGCAGTCACCCTCCGTGGTGACATGCCAGAATCCGTAGGCTTTGTCATAAGGTTTCTTAAATTCAGCCATGTGTTTCACCACTTTCTGCTTTCGTCGGACTTATACATGAGTTCAAAAGTTTCAGGCGGAACGGTGAAAAGGCTGTCTTTCTTGCCCTCCACCAGATATTCGTAGGGCTTGATGCGCAGTACAATCATGCCAAAGCTGCGAATGATGATGTTGTCGCTGGCGTCGTTACGGACAATGTTATCTGCCTTCCAGCCAATACCGGGATTTTCGGCAATCAGCTTCTTGATGTCCTCGAAGCTCTGCGCGTTTTCGGGGTCCCACTGGACCGCACGGATGCTGTTCCTTTTGTGATAATTAGCCATTGTGATTTCTCCTTTTTGGGTGTTATTTATTTTCGAAAAATGCAAGCATAGCCGTATTAGCTGCCTGCGCATACCGAGTTTCCGGATGCCGTGCAGCAAAGCTTTCTTTCGCAAAGAGACTGTTTGCGGAATGTACCGAATACCTCGTACCCTTCAACTTCAACTGCCAAGCCAGCTGGTTCGTGTCACGCTTATGAGCATCGGTGATGCTCATAACGAGAAAACACGGAGGCAGCATCTTGGCGTAAGTCTTAGGCGACAGGCATTCGGCGTAGCTGGTCTTCTTCCAATCCTTTTCGATGAGATAAGGCGCGATAGCGTTCATCTTTCTGCTGGAAAGGTCAAGAATACCATTCTGCAAGCAGACAGCCTTGAACGTGAGTTTTGCTTCCTGCGGTACATCGAACGGAAGTTCATCTTCGAGATGCTGCATGGATACAGGGTTCCAGAGAAGAGCGTATACGAGGCAAGCCAGTGCAGCACCTGCACCGTCACCTACCAGATACATTCTGGACATATCTGCGCCATACCGTTCTGCACAGCGGTGGATGACAACGAACGCCTTCAAAAGGTCGCCGAGTTGCCCGAACAGATTCGTTTCGGGAACCGGGGTGTATTCCGGAATAAAGGTCAGATAGCTATGCTCCGCACACCACGTTCCGAAATTCCGGTTCAGGGCACTGCGTCCTGCAACGAAATCGCCGCCGTAGATGTCGATGATGACAGGGAATTTCTTGCCGTCGCCTTCCTTGTGCTTCGGAACATACGCAGAGATGGGCAAGCACTCATCACTTCTTTTCGTGATGATGTGATGTGTGACCTGCGTCTCGCTGCAAACTCCGATTGCGGTGGTATTGGGTTTCGGTTGCTTGATTATGATTTTCTGCAAGGAGCGCTCCTTGCAAAGTGCGTAGCGGTTGATATTCAAATTTCTTCCTCCTCGTTCTCGCAGCAGTCAAAAAGAGAGTTTTCCCAGCCTCTTTCAATGGCAACTCCGTAAGCCTTTTTGTACTGCTCCTCGAATCTCTGCAGGACTGCATCGTACTGACTCTGCGTCATAACAATATCGAGTCCGAGGTCGTCATCGTCGTTAGAGTTGTCGTAGTGGTACAGCCGCATTTCAAATTGTCTGCCGAAAACATCCTTGTTCGGATACCAGCATGAATACAAAATTACATAGTCGTCATCACTTCTTTTGCAGACATCGAGTCCAAACACCTTATCGATGTCAAACTTCATGGGAATGAGAATACTAATATAGTTGTCATCATATGTCCGCATATCGGATTCGTTGATAACGAAGCGAAGGAACTCATCGAGGTCTTTGATGGCTACTTGACCCTGTTTCTTCACAGAGTCGATAATTTTATTGTGTGCCATGATTTCTCCTTAGCTTATCGTGCGCAGCGGTAAAAGAACGCCAGCATCTCATCGTTTGCCATCTGCCCCCATGCCGTTTCCGGATGAAGTGCGGCAAAAGCGTGGTCGGCTTCTTTTACATTGCAGAATACGAATTGATGGTACTGGTGGTTGGTTTTCAGCAGCTTCACATAACGTTTTGTCTGTCCTTTCAGGAAATCTCCTTTTCCGGAACAAAGAAAGCACGGCGGCAGCAGCTTGCAATAGTATTCGGGACGAATATAGGAAACGTACTTCTCTTTGCGCCATCCCTTCTGCATGTAGTTGTCCGCCAGCAATCCAACCTGACCTTTGTAAAGGTAGAACATCCCACTCTGAAAACCCATGGCAGTTACGCGGAGAGCCTGAACCTTTTGCGGGATATACCTTTCAAGGCGGCGGATGACCGGCTGCATCTCGGTAGGATGGTGTAACGAAGCAACGGCCATAGAGGCCAAGAAAGCACCGGCACTGTCTGCGGTAACGAAGAGTTTTTCGATGTTGCCGCCGAACTCTGCCGCTTTCGCTTCAATGACTGCGAGCGCATCGAGAATATCCGAGATTTGTCCGAAGATATCCGTTTCGGGAACCAGACGGTAATCGGGGATAAAAACGATATAGCCTCTTCTTGCCAGTTGGATACCAAGATTCCTGTTCTGTTCTTTGCGGCCGGCAATCAAGCCCCCGCCATGAACATCCAGGATGATGGGTAGTGGTTCTTTGACCTCTCCGACTGGCTTGTAGACATCCATTGAAAGTCCTAAACATTTCCGAACCGGGATGGTCACAATATCGACAAGGTCGCTGTTGTGCATACGCGGTTGGCTACGAATGATTTGTTCGACGTGGATGCGCTCCTTTACGGAAGCACGAGTAATGATATTCAAATAAATCAACTCCTTTAACAAAAAACGCGGCTGCTGCTCTTCTTGAACAGCAGCCGTATTTGGTGAAATCAACGGAACTCGAATGTGTATTCGGTCCCGGTAACGGTTGAAACGAAAATATTCACGCCAATCACGCCGAGGCGCTTTGTCGTGGCAGTCGTAAAAGAGCGAGCGTTCTCATTTGTCCCCACGACAAACCGAAGAGGCTCGCCGTTTACGACATGCAAGGCACCTTTGCAGCCGATAAGAGACTTGACTCTTTCGTCGCTGCTATTGGTGGCGGTTAAAATACACCCTTCCCGAATTCGCATTTGTAAATTCCTCCTTAATCAGAAATCTCAAGCCAAAGCTTGCGGGTACTGGTCAAGAACATCGTTGAATCGGGAATCTAGGTGCCGGTCATTTTCGTCACGGGCGGGATAACTGAACGCGTTCTCGTCTGCAGCAGCATCCGTGAACCCGTCCATCATGGTTAGGATACCCTCCATCCAGGCAGCGGCTCTGCCAAACATACCGTTTTCCTGTTCCTTGTTGCGGTGTAGGTAATCGGTAAGGCTTTCAAGAGCCATCTTCTGCTGGTAGAAGGTATCCCAGTTAATGTCTTTGATAGTGTCGAGGTAAGCGTTATCGTCCATTTTGAACAAACTCCTTAAAAAATAAATTTACGATGCATACCCCGAAAGGCTCCTGCAATCAAATTCCAAAACAAAAAAGGCAGGCTCTCCATGTGACTGGAAAGTCTGCCTTAACGGTTCAGAACTGTGAATGTGTGAATTACCTTTCGGTTGGTATCCATCGTACATTTTTCATTGTATGCGGTTCGCACATTCGCGCAAGGGCTTAAAGGTGAAATCTGAGAAAATTATTGGACAGTGACAGAAGAATTCACAGCCTCAGACGAAGAATCGGAGCTCTCGCTCGCGGCTGCATCAGAATTCGCAGCGTTTTCATCATCAGATGCAGCACCGGACTCAGTTGCTGTATCAGATTCCGGAACAGCGGCAGCGTCCTCAGCAGGTGCGCCGGGCATAGTCGCATACAGACCCGTCAGACGGACAGGCGCGTCACCGTAGCCAAGATATCCCCAGAAAGTATCAGTGCTGGCTTCGTTAATGTACTCGGTGCCCTGCAATACCGGGAACTCATAGATATCGGTGATAGCCGTGCCCTTCACATCGGCACTGTCAAACTGGTCGCTGCAGGATGCCACAACGGTGCAGTCCTCGTAGTTCCAGACGAGGTAGAAGGACTTGGCACCGGTCTCTTTGTTGTATTCCGCGTCACGGAACTCATCAAAGGAAGTATACTGCGTGCCGGTCGGGCTGTTCTTCCAATAAAGGCCATTCGGGGTGCCGAACACCGCATAGAGGGCGTTGAACTTCTCCTCGGGCGTGCCGTCAGCAGGAAAATCCTTCAGAGCGGAAGGCTTCATCGTCGAATAGAAAAGCCCATTCTCAAAGGCGTTCCCGATAGTCATGCCGTCTGCAGCAGCCGTGGTGCTGTCCATGACATTCGATATCGGGCCACCATTAAAGCCAATCTGGTAGTAGTTGGCGGATTCTCCGTTCTCGCCCTCCGTGGAGATACAGAAATCCGAGATATCTTTTTCCAGACCTTCTCCGGTCACGGCATCCTCAATACTGTCGATGACCGTTTCCCCCGTTTCCAGAACGGACAATTTCAGGTATCCGGAAATCGGCATCTCGTTCAAATCCTTCACGGACACGTTCTTGATTTGTGTAGAGCTGCCGGACGCAGAGGAATAGAGTCCTGAAACGAATGCGCCATCCTCATAGGTCAGAGGATTTACACCCAAAGGCAACCCATCCGTCCATGTCATATCGGGCTTATCCAGAGTCCCTACAGCGAACTCTGGAAGATTGTCAAGCAATGACCATGCATTGATGGGCTCTGGCGTAGGTGCAGGAGTCGGTGCCGGTGTGGCAGTGGGCTGTGCGGCGGCGATAGCCGCTGCCTCAGAAGCCGCTTTCCGGTCCTGAATCTCCTGAGATGCACAGCCGGTAAACATCACTACGGATGCCATCATGACAGCTGCGGCGAATAGAATTTTCTTGTGTTGCATACTGTTTTTGCACTGTCTTATTATTTAGGCAGTGCTTTGCCTCCTTTTACATATCGTTTATGCTGAATATGACCAATGACCGCAAGCCCCAAAAAGCCAACGGCAATGAGCATCGAACTGCCTCCGAGAAGAAACGCGCAATAACCGGCCACATCGCGCCACTGTGCGGCTTTTGCGAGCGTGCATATGACGCAGGCAATAAAGCAAAGCCAGCCAAAGAGATAGCCAGCCATTCCGATGGTAGCTACCTTCCCTAATACGGATTCTAAAAGCTTCAAAGCAACCACATCCTTCCTACGAGTTTAATTTTATGCGATTCGCAAGTATTGGCAACAGGAAATTATCGCTATAAAAAGAAAAAGCTGCCCAACCGAAGCTGGACAGCGAAAATGCTACTGAATTTTACTGTTTTTTGTTTTGTTCTGCTCTTCTGCGCTCGCGTTCCTCGTACTCCTTCTTCTGATACTTCAAGCGTTCGTTCAGCAGAAAGGAGTTCTCATCGCGGGTCATTACGAGTTTTGCGCGGTACACGATATAAATGACGATAAGCGCCAAAATGCCGTAGGTGAAGATGAGACTCAGAAGATTGCCAACAACCGTTACGATAATAGGCGAAATGAGATGGAGAATACCAATGACGAGCAGGAACATACCGCCAAAGACGATGACTTTTGCAGCGGTCTGAATGGCAGGCGGATAACCATCGAGAAAAGTGGATATAGTATCGTTGATTTTGGTGAAGATGTCATTTCTCTTTTTGCCATTGTTATTATTGTTTTCAACCATACTGGTCCCTCCCTTTTTATGTCAATTATAGCATGTATTTGCACAAAATGCTATACCTCGCATTATATTGTGGGTGAGGACAGGAACCATTTTGCTTGCCAAGACGACAACGAAAAAAGCCGTCACCCCAAAGGGCAACGGCTAAGTGTATTGGTGTGATTAGCGAGGCAGGTTCTTGTCTACCACGATTTCGAGGTTGTAGTGAGGCAGTTTCGCAACATCACCCTTCGCAACCTTGAGAGCCGCCTTCATCTTGTCATCAGGCATGGACTGGATAAGGCTGTTCAGTTCCTCACAGGTGTGGCTGAGCATCGGACCGCGACTGGTGGTGAACATCGTAGCGGAAACCGGCTGGCAACCCTGAGAGACCATACCGTCCCAATGCGTGCGCAGTTCAGCAACGGACTTCATGTTAGCAGCAGTGCTCATGAAATCATAGATGTTGCAGTGGTTCTCATCGATGTATTCAAGAACATCGATGCGTGTGCGGTTCGCATATACAGGGAACTGGAGCTCGACCTTGTTGCCGGTGTTGTTCATGATACGCTCAGCAAACTGCTTGGCGTATTCCTCGAGGGGGCAGGTCTTGTCTTCCACGACAGGAACAGCATCCTTTACAGCATCGAAGATGGCACGCCAGCCCTCATCGCTCAAATCGATGTTGGACTTGTTTGCGAGGGTGTTCAGGAACCCACGCGGCAGGTCAGAGATATCGATGGCGATGGTGCCGGTGAACAGGTTGAAGGAAGGATGACGAGCACGGTCCCAGATGGTATCCAACTGTGCGGTAGCGATAACGCGGTCGCCGAGCTGGATATCCACACCCTGGGTGCTCATATTCCCCTGATAATAGTGCTTCAGGGCGTAACCGCCGGTCACTGCACGAGTCTGAGTAGCGGCCGCATTGAGCAGACCGACCTCAACGGAAACGGGGATATCGTGACCATTGTAGTTCACGCTCAGATGATGCGTCCCGGTCACAGCCTTGTAGCGCTGGAAGATAGGCTTGACGAAAACATCGCAAGTCTTGCCGTTCGCCATCTGATAGTCGGGAATCAGGATACGGGCGGGAGCGGCACCGGAATCATCGGGCTTGAGGTAGTTGCGATACTTGACGCCGAAATGCTCCGCAATGGAACGGCGCAGCACATTGAGGCTGGAAACCTTGCTCGGAGCGCAGCTGCCATTCTGGGTCAGCATAGTGCTCGCGGTGCTCTTATCCATCTCCACATAGATGATGGTGGAGGGAGCGCCGAGAGGCTTGTAGGCATCACGCATGACGATGTCGGCAAGAGGAATATCCTGCTGCTCAACAATCTTCATCTTGGTGTCGAAGGGGCCGTCAACGAGGTGGTAGGAATCCTCTTCCGGCTTCTTGGTGGCGATGAACCACGGATACTTGTTCCGGGTAGCGACCAGCAGGAAGTTGTTGAGACCTACGCCGTGGATGCACAGAGGACCCTCATCGGTGTGACGAGAGCCAAACTGCAGGCTTTCGCTCACCTCGTTGATGTCCATACCGTTGCCCCAGTCGGCAGTAACCATGCCGATTAGGTCCTTCTCGGAGCCTGGTACGAACGCAACCAGAGCGTTTACAGGGCCGGTGCTGTTCGACAGGATGTTGTCCATGGGCTCGCAAGCGGCGCTGTGCATCGGAAGGAACTGGTTGGAAACGGCATTGAAGTAGTTCTTGGTGATACCAACATTGAGAATATGTGCCTTCATAGTATACCCCGTATCGTGGGGCCAACGTGCTGCTCTTGAAATCATCTCCACAGCAGGTAGAGCCCCAAGATGGGGGTTTGTTGTTATTTGTTTTTGTGTTTGTCTGCTGTTTCGGGAAGCAGACAGGCGATAAAAATCGTGACCGCTGCTATAGCAACCACGGTCACGATAATTGCTGGAATTGGAATTTGGTCGATAAGCGCGAGTATCACGCGGTCTATCAGCAGCCAGAAAAGATGGCGTAACATCTTATGACTGCTAAGAAAGGCGTCCACTCGCTAAACTATCTTGTCAAAACTAAACATACAGGATTCTCCTTTTTTGATTGATATTTGTTTTATGCTAACGCACTTTATCGTTGTACCCACGGCTGGAACATGTATAAAAGATGCTCTAACGCGGCGTTCGCGGCTGGGATATGTATAAAGGATGCTTTGCTGTATTTGCAGCAAAACAACGATTTTCGCATTAACGCAGCGTGTACGTCCCGCTTTTTAGGCAGGAAATCTATTATAATCACCGTATCGTGGTGTACTACGATGCAGGAATGTTCCCGCATGACCAATAACAGATAGTCCGCAAAAACCTCCAAAAGAAAAAGGACAGACACCCATGACGAGTGTCTGTCCTTTTCAAGAAAAGAGGATTGTGAATATGGCTATTGTTACACTACCTATAAAGGTAATGATACTGGTATCTTTGGTACGATTATTATTCTATGCCGTTCGCAAGCGCTGTCAACACTAATTTCTGATTTTTCCAAACAAAAAAGCCAACTGTGTGTCAGATGGCTTTTCTGTTATTCGTTGATGTTTTTCTGGTTGTGGTGAAGGGCACCACGGACAAATTGGTTCCAGCGAGCATGATACAAAACAAATCCGTCTTCGAACTTTACCGTGATGTTGTTGACACCATGATAAGCAATACAGGTGGCTTTGCTTCCATTCTTCATCGTCATCGTGGTGCCGATAGATTTCTCAAAATCGTGCTCGTCCTTGCGTGCCGCACTGATAGTGCGCATCCGCATTCTGCATTCGGGGCAACGAGTGTTGCCGGACGTAGCAGCTTGTGTCATAGCGCGAACGCTTGTCACGAACTCTTTCTTACAATCCGGGCATACGAAGATAGCGCGTCTTTCCGAACGAGCGGAAATTTCGCTGGGAGTGTAATCGTTCTTGTCGCTCCACAGAGGAACAACCTTAGGACACTGGGTAGCCAAATCATTGATTCCGGGAACAACCTTGCGACCTGCGCAAACAGGGCAACCTGTGTGGTAGTACATCAAGGATTTAACGACATTGCAAATAGAAGCCTTAAATTCCTGCTTGCAGTCGGGGCAAACGAACCATGCCTTCTTGTTGTTACCTGCAGATACTTCACTGGGAGAGCAATCGTTCTTGTCACTCCACATGGAAGCGGCCATAGGGCACTTGGTAGCCAAATCATTGATACCAGAAACAACCTTGCGACCTGCGCAAACAGGGCAACCTGTGCTGCCATTTTTTGCGGCATGACCTACATTGCAGATAGAAGCTTCAAACTCCTGCTTACAATCGGGGCATACGAACCACGCTTTCTTGTTGCTGCCTGCAGATACTTCGCCGGGTGTGTATGTGTTCTTTGCACTCCACATAGCGAAAATCTTAGGACACTTGGTAGCCAAATCATTGATGCCTGGGACGACCTTAAGACCTGCGCAAACAGGGCAACCGGTATTACCACGCATCAAGGACCTTGCGACATGGAAAACACGGGCTTCAAACTCCTGCTTACAATCTGGGCATACGAGCCACGCTTTCTTGTTGCTGCCTACAGATACTTCGCTGGGGGTGTATGTGTTCTTGGCACTCCACATAGCGGAAATCTTAGGACACTTGGTAGCCAAATCGTTGACGCCGGAAATGACATTCTTGGAATTGATGGTGTTGGCATTCATAGTAAACTCTCTTTCTCCTCGTATTTTCGAGGCTTGTGATAAAAAATGAGCGACTTGTAGTCACAACGTCTTAAACTTACGGCAGCAACGCATCATGGTGCGGATACGAACCAAGTCAATCTCGATTGCCAATGCGTTGATGGCTTCGAAAAGTGCATAGACAGCCATTGCGGGAATCATAACGAGTAAAACGATGATGGATTTAATGGTTTTCATTTCAAGCTCTCTTTCTCCGCATTTGCGCGGTCTTGCAACAAAAAAAGACAGGTCACCGATTGGTGCCTGTCTGAATTTTGTCAGATTATAAATGGTTGGTCGTGTTTTGTTATCTATCGTACAATACTCATTCTATACTGTTCGCAAACGCCGTCAAGACAACATTTCAAAAGAAAAAGCCGCCCCACCCCGAGAGGTGGAACGGCTGATGAGATTAGTGCTTGATGTAAAGCGAGGTGTCCCTGAACGGATTCAGGATACCAGGCTTATACTTGGTGCTGACATAATCAGCAATCTGAGCATCCGTCATACCGTTCAGTACATCGAGCCAGCATTCGGCGTTGATGCCCATGAGTCCGCCCATACCGAGCGCATTGTCGCAGCGTCTCATATCCTCGGCAAATGCCTCGCGGTACGCGCAAGGCTCAGCAGCGTGGATAAACCGATTGGTGTCGTACATAGTGCCACCTCACGCGTTTACCATGGCTTTAAGCCCTGCTTCGTCCAGAACGGGAATCCCCAGAGCGTTGGCCTTTTCAAGCTTAGAGCCCGCTGCTTCACCAGCAACCAGATAGCTGGTCTTCTTGGATACGCTGCCGGTCACCTTACCGCCGTGTGCCTCGATAAAGGTCTTAGCTTCTTCGCGGCTCATCGTAGGCAATGTTCCGGTAATTACAAAGGTCTTACCGGAAAGCGATACAGCATCCTCAGCGGAACCGTTCGTGGACGCAGTCGGTGCATGGTAATCGAGGTTGACGCCAGCCTTGTACAGGGCCGTGACCTCCTGCTTGAACATAGGGTCAGAGAGCATAGCGTCCAGAGCGGCATAGATGGCATCAGAGAAACCGGGGATGTTGTAATCCTTGATGTTATCCACATACAGGGCAGATAAGCCGAGCAGGTTTCCGTCCGTTGCCTTGCACTGGGTAAACAGAGCACGAGCAACATGACCGCCAATAAGACGATAGCCAAGACCTTTAAGAACACGGTCTGCGTTCTGGGTCTTGGAGTTCTCGATGGCTGCGAGCAGCTTCTTAGCCGTCTTTTCACCGTACATGTCGATGAGTTCGGATTCTTCCTCATAAAGCCAGTACAGGTCTACGGGGTTGGAGATGAACCGACTATCGACCAGGTCCTGAATGATTTGAGGACCAAGACCCTTAATGTCCATGCACGCCTTGGATGCGAAATGGATGATGCGGTTGACCGTTTTGGCGGGGCATGCATCGTTCGTGCAATACAGGTCCACAGACCCGTTTACGGAAGCGATAGGCTCGCCACAGACAGGGCAAACCTGACTGGACATGTCATAGGGCACAGCATCTGCCGGACGCTTTTCCTTCTCGACCATGGTAATCTTCGGGATGATGTCACCGGACTTGTGCAGAACAATGGTGTCACCGATACGGATGTCAAGATTTTTGATGAAATCCGCGTTGTTCAGAGTAGCACGTTCAACACGGGTTCCGGCCAACTGTACCGGGTCGAATTCCGCCACAGGAGTGACGCGGCCGGTACGACCCGTCTGCAACACGATACGGCGAAGAACCGTAGCCTTTTCCTCAGCGGGATACTTGAAAGCAATAGCCCACTTAGGAGTTTTGGTCCGCTCGCCCATCTTCTTGCGGATGTCGATTTCGTCTACCTTGATGACAGCGCCATCAATGGGATAATCAATATCATACCGGTGTTCACCGATATCGCGGATAGCGGCGAGGATACTGTCGGTATCATTGCAATGCGCGTAGTAGGTGGTCTTGAAATCGCAAACATCGCGCAGATAGCTAAGCTGGTCGCAGTGAGAGTCAGCAAACTCAGAGGAATCCTCTCCGTCATTGACACTCTGCACATTGAAAATGAACACTTTCAGGTTCCGCTCCTTTGCGACAGCCGGGTCAGACTGACGCAGCGTACCGGCAGCGCAGTTACGGGGATTGGCGAACAGCTTCTTCCCTGCTGCTTCCTGCTTGGCGTTGGTTGCTTCAAAGTCCTCTTCGCTCATATAGCACTCGCCGCGCAATTCGATTTTCCAGATACCTTCCGGCATCTGGATATTGACAGGGATGCCAAGAACCTTGACATTGTCGGTAACATCCTCACCGACATGACCGTCGCCGCGAGTGGACGCCTGTACGAGCCGCAGCTTTCCGTCAGAACTGGCAGGCTTAGCGTACACCAGAGACAGGCTCAGGCCGTCAATTTTGCGCTCAATAGAGAAGGTGGCATCAGGATATTCCTTCTCCACAGAAGCCGTGAAATCGCGCACCTCATCGTCTGAGAAAACATCCAGAAGCGAAAGCATCGGGACACGATGCTCAACCGGAATACCGATAACGCGTTTGCCGCCGACTACCTGCGTGGGACTGTCGGATGTGACGAGTTCCGGATGCGCGGCTTCGAGGTCACGAATCTCGTGCATTGCACGGTCGTACTCTTCATCCGTTACGGCAGGAGCATCCTGCTCATAATACGCTGCGCTCCAGCGCTTGACCTTCTCGCAGAGTTCATTGTAGGTATTGATATAATCAGTCATTGTAGTTCAGTTCCTTTCAGTGTAGCCGCCATAGTATCTATCATACAATACATTTGGCGGCATTAGCAATATCGAACATCAGAAAAAGCAAGCCACAAACAGATGAGACTTGCTTTCCTTTTACTTTCTTTTCACCTTATCGTATTTCACGCCGAGAATCTTAGCGGCTGCGTTAAGGGTTTCGAGAGAAACATTGTTAAAATCATTTTGTGCTGCCATATACAGCGCTTTTGTGCATCTGACGGCGTCACAAATATCGTAGATGGTATCCTTGTTTTCGAAAATCAGCAAATACTGCTCATAGCCGACTGTGGTATCTTCTCGATACTCGACACCGTTGGCATCGAACTCATATAAGCGGTTTGCGGTTCCGGAAGTCGGGATGCATTCAAAACGGTTGGTATCAGAATCCGTGTGTGTTACCACCATTTTGCGAATCGTCTCGGGATAAGGAACCCCAAAGCGAAACTCGACCATCCAGAGATAATCGCCTGCCTTAACAGAAAGCATTTCAAATCTTCCTTTCAGTGTTAATTTTTATTGTTTATTCGTACCCTTCAAAGCTTCGATGGCAATCTCAAATTTTCAGTTCGAGCGCAACTTTTTCTTCTGCGCTCTTATCGTTCATCCCATCGACGAGAACGTAAATATCTACGTTCCTTAAAACAAGTCCTTTCGCTTGCCAGTCGGTTTCTTTGCGAATCTTTTCTGGCAAAAGACGAAGTGCCTGCTTTTTGAGTTTGTCGATTTTTTCTTCTGTGGGGTACATCTCTTGGCTGAAGGTGAATTCTGCAGTTTGGTACGTTGTAGTCCATGCACGAACCCTTACCGTTACTGTGCTTTCCGAAACGTTGTAGTCTTTAAATGGGATTAAAGACTCACTCAGTTCCCCAATTCTCGCATTGAAGAGATTGGTTATACGAGCAAGTTCCTTTTGGTAGATTACCTTTGCTTGTCGCACCTGTTCACGGTAGCATTTTACGCAGTCTTCAACCGTGTAGAAGATGTTTACAGATTCACCCGTGTATCCCCGATAGCCTGTATTATCCATTGGAGCAATTACCTTGGACATAATATGACCGTTCTTTACAGGTCGGAAATAAATGGGAGAATAATAAATAGTCTTATTCGTCTCCTTGGCATCCGTTACCACCACCGGAGTGGGCTCAATTCCACGAATTGGCTTTTTGGTCGGGTCTGCGTTTGCTCGATAGTCGCAAATCCAAACCATCTTTCCCGTAATGTTTTCCAGCCCTTCCGCGTAATCAAAATCCGCAAGAGATTTCGTCTGCTGAGGTCCTAATGCACGGTTATTTCGCCAAAGGGTTACATTGTTATTTTGTAGATATTCTTCGAGTTCCATTTTTTCACCTTTTTTCTTTCAGAGCTTCGATAACCAATTCTTCGTAGTCCTCGATGGCGTAATAGATTTCAGAAAACCCATTTGCATGACCACGTTCATACGCCTTTTCCCAGACCATTTCTGCCGTCTCTTGACTGATAAGAACAGAGGAAGCGCTTTTTACATCCATCTGAATAAGGGCAAGAATGTCAACCATGACATCCGAGATAGCTTCGTTGCGGTCAGCTACCAGTTTTGCTCCCTCGTCGTTCCACGCTTGCTGAAGCTGCCGCACCTTCTTTTTGTTCCAATCGAGAGAATGTGCGCTGCTGATAATATCGCCGGTTTTAGGACGCTTGGTTTTGGGGGTCGTGCGCATATTCCAAGCAGCCTCCATGCGAATTTGAAGACTTTTCCAGCTACTATCCATATTTTATTTCCTTTCTATGCGTTTTTTATATCAGAATTTGAAATTCTGGCACACTTCGATGCTATCCTTGTCGTAGCCGACAGCGTACAGTTCTTTGAGCAGCGGCGTATATTCCTCGACCGTTGCAGGAACTCCTGCTTTCAGATACCCGTAAGACGCATTCACATGCTGCCCATTGTGGACATACGCATCGAAATACAGATTGGGGTCCTTCAATTTGAGCCTTTTGCAAAACTCGAGGGTTCCCGGTATCTTGTCAAGAAACACACAGGTAAGTTCGGAACCGGCTTCCGGATTGAGTTCGTCGGTACAGTTAAGAAAAGCTACTTTCATTTTCATTCTCCTTCTTTGAACGCAAAAAGACGGACCTCCCAGAATCAGGAAGTCCGCCTTAAAGCGAAATTGTGAATTGTACGAACGCAAATAGCGCCTTAGTAGATGGTATCTATCGTACAATTCTTATTTTATTCGGTTCGCATATCGCGTCAACAATTATGTTCAAGGGGCTGAAATTATAGCGGAAAATGACCGTAAAAAAGCGGACCTCCCGCTTCGGAAAGTCCGCTATAGCCGCTATTATCTGATTTTACTGACCCTGGTTTTCAGTCGGCTGCTGCGGTGCAGTGGGCTGCTGAGGCTGTACCGGCGCGGCAGGCTGCTGAGACTGTGCAGGAGCCTGATAAGTCATGTTGGGGTTCTGGGTCTGCTCCTGAGGCGGCTGCTGGTACTGAGGCTGAGCCTGAGCAGGATGAGCAGCCTTGTAGGTATCATACTTCTGCTTCATCTGGTCGTAAGAGTAACCATCCTGCGGGATACCGAAGTACCGATACTGACCGAACGCCAGAATCATGTTGAAGATGGGGTTCAGGAAGAACAGGCCAATGGTGAAGCCAATCCCCTGCCCAAACGCGACACTCTGCTTGTACAGAGTCACGATGTTGATGATGACGCCGATGATGACCAGCAGCGTGCCGAGCAGCGGGATGCCGCCGAGCACAGTGCAGACGATGGGGACGAAGAACAGCCAGCCGTTGCCCCAGAAGATTTTGTACCGGATGTAGCTGTTATAAAACGGGACGATAGACGCCCATCCGGGTTGACCGGCCTTCTCGAAGATTTTCCAGCCGGCCACAATGTTGAGAACGAAGAATGCCAGGATGACGAGCCAAAATCCAGCAAAGATGCTGAGAAGTGCGTTGAGGGCCGCCGCCTCTGAACCGTAGGACATAATGATTCCTCCTAAAAAAATTTATATTATAAAGCCAATCGGCCTTATTCCTTTTCCTGCACGGCTTTGCGTGCCGCTTTTTCTTTCGATAGTGCTGCGAGTTTCTTGCCGCTTTCGACCAGGATTGCTCGGCGTTCCTCCGAGATGAACATAGGAGGACGAATTTTTACCCACTTTTTCGGAAATTCCGCCTCCACACAATCTTCCTTATCGATGGTCAGCTTTACCTCATCGGGATGCTCTGTTGCAAGTTTTCGCAACTCGTTCATCCGCGAATAATTTCGCGTATAATACGAGCAGGTTTTCTCTGCATCGCAGAAATTGATGATGGTCTCGCGTTCGTAGGCACCATCGGCGCTTTGAGGTGTTTGGTTGATGGGACGCATTTTGTCATCTCCTTTCAGTCGAACAATACTGCCTTCTTTGCTGGCCCGTCCGGCGTGAGGTTGCACGCATAAGCCCAACGCGGAAGCATAATACGGCCGCGAACGCTAACGACAGTCATCTCCCGCGCCGTGGCTTGTTCGAATTCCGATGCGTCCAAAGCGCTCCGAGTCAACAGAATAGCGTCGTCCGGCATGTCATTGAGCATCATTTTCAGTTCTTTAACTGTCATAGATTGTCTCCTTTTGCATGACCTCATCCAGTGCCTGCAGGAACAGGACGGATTCGGTGTTCTGCGTACCTGCCGCAACGATACCGGAAATCTCGTTCGGCTCGACGAGGAAAACGCTGTCACCGTCAATGAATCCTTGCGGCCATGGCGCAGCATAGTAGGCGTAGGGAACGATATCGGTTGCATAGCCGATAATCATATATTTCTGGTCGGCGTCCTGCCGAACTTTTACGATGGTTCCGAGTGAAAACGCGGATTTGAGTGTAGGTGATACTGAAACAGGCATTTCTCTTTTGATTTTCAAGGATGAAAACACCTCCCTAAATACCAGTCTATGCGGTTCGCAAGAATGTGCAACGAAAAAGGCACAAAAAAAGGAGCTGCCCGAAGGCAACTCCCTGTCATACATAAATTTGCTGTAGCAAAAGCGAACTCAGCGATTCTGTGCGACATCGACATTGAAGTCAAACAGTTCCTTGCTGGTCGAGCACCGGGAAGAAAACTCTCCGTCACGGTTTTGGATGACATCAGATGCCAGAACAGGCTTTCCGAAACTGTCGTCCACAAACACAGGATGCTTGCTGTCATCATTGTCAGAACGGGGCGAGAAGCTTGCGGCCGCGAACCAGTCTTCCTCATCGCTGCCCTGCTCGTCATACAGACGGCAGAACGGAGCAGGGATTTCGGGTGTCGGAAGCTGGAACATTGCTGCCTGCATTTCCTTGCCGTCATTCTTCACATTCACATCAATGAGAGGGCAAATCGTATCGCCTGCACACTCCCACTTGGTATAGGATTGAGCGGTAATTGCGGTATTGTCGTCAGATACCTCAATACCGAGTGAAAGAATGTCGGATTTGAGACCGAGCTTTTCCTGAAGCATTTCCGGGGTGAGAGTCAGAAACTGACCGCCGACCGTGTTGATGATAAGATTCATGGTTACATACACCTTTCTGTGATTAGTAAATATAGTTCTCGCCGCGAAGCGCTGCCTGAACGGCGCGGATTTCCTTTTCGGTGAGTTGGTAGCTGCCAATCGGAGTGTTCGCGGAACCAAAGTAAGCGGAATCGAACACCATGCAGGCTTCTCCGTTCTCATTGAGCCGATAGAGGAATGCTTCCTTTGTCCGTGCATCGGTAGGATGGTCTACCAGCGATACGAGAGGAAGACCTGTGGTCGAGTTCTTGACCATCTGCCACTCGGATGCGTTCCGGTCACAGTACCCAGCAATGTAGATGTGCGGCTCGGAGATAAGGCGCAGGTCACGCTTCATCAATTCGAGCAGTGAATTGGCGGGCTTGCAGCTGTAAGTATTGGTCAATTCGGCGTTTAGCTCAAAATTGAGCGAAACACAGAAAACACGGTATCCACGCTTATCCAAGTCATCGAGCATTGCGGTACCAGCGCCCGAAGACAGGAATGAAACCATCTTGGTGTCCATGTTTTTAGGCAGGTAAAGCACAGCCGTAATGAGGTATTTTTCCGAACGCACCAGATTCTTAAACATCACGCATCATCCTCCGTCTTGGTAGTCATGCCATGGACTTTTTCGATGGCGGCAGCAATCGTGTTGTTCTCCAGTTCAGTCATCTGTGTGCAAAGGTAACCCCAGTCGATGGCATCGTGGACCTTGCGGACAAACGCATCGTAGGTGCCAGCGGTTTTCATCATTTCGACTTCCGATTCGTAGCAGCCGGATTCCTCGAGCAGATGCTGGATGTCATCGATGGGGTTCATTTCGATAGTTGGTACAGTTTTGTTCATGATACAAACTCCTTTAAGTGTTTTGGATGCGAAAAGAGCGGACCTCTCAGAATCGAGAAGTCCGCCCTTTAAGCGAAATTGTGAATGTACGAAAGGCAGAAAGCCTTTTTGATTTGGAATGGTATCTATCGTACAATACCCATTCTACTTAGTTCGCATATTTTGGCAAGTAAAAAATGTTGCTCATTCGAAGGCGAGTGGTGAAGAGTGTAATTTTAGATGTGGAGAACAGTCCACTCACTCCTTATTCTGTAATTTGTAATTGTAGCGTAGATTTCTAAAAAAGCCGCCCACCAAATTATGTTGTGGGCGGTTTTTTTGTTGTTAGTTTTCGAAATCTGGATTCTTCCAGACCGTTTTCTTTCCGTAATGGATATCCGAAATGTACTTGAACGGAATCTTATCCTGGTTTTTAAGAAGAACATCGTTTTCCTCTAAAAATTCCTCAATGCGTTCCTCTTCACTACGCGGAGCAATGTTCCATGTATCGAGATATCCATCATACATGGCATCCATATTGAAAATTCCGTCAACGGGGTACTTGACAGAGTCAATTTCTCCGTTGACGTCCAAGCCAAGGTGGACGTTCTTATAGTTCTTGATGCTGTCTGTCAAGGATTTGAATTTTCCTTCAGGAGTATCGGGATTGCTGTACTTTTTCACGTACTCTTCCGTTAACTCCTCCGTCATGGCCAATGTAATCCAGAACTGGAGCCCGGAATACTCAAGGCTCGCTTTCTTGATTCTCTCCATCGTCCGTTCAGCCCAGCCGGTGGGATTAGCAAGATAATCCACCACCAGTTCATCGGCATTTGTGGATGTCAGGCCAAAGCAAGACCCTTTTCCAATCTCATCTACAATGCTGTCAATAGGGCTGCGATAATTCTTATACCCCTTTATTATGCGACAGAAAGCGTTCTGTCGTGCTGTCTGGTCGTAATAACCGCCCTTGAGAATTTTCTTCTTGTCTTCTTCTGTCACATTCTCTCGGAACATATCGAACAGCTTCTGTGCCATTTCCTCTATGACAGAATCCGAGGTAAAAGAAGAACGGCAGAAAATCGTTTTGAAGTCCAATGTTTCATTGACGGTTTTGGCATTATCGACAACGAGGCAAAGGAAGCGTATCTCCTGGTTGAATGTTACGGGTTTATTTTCCAAGGTTCCATAAAATCGCTGCCCGTACAGAACATCTACCTTATGCTCACCATAGGCGAGCGGTATGCGCATAAAACGGTAGTAATACTCGGACAGCTCACCGGAATCAAGAATGATATTGCCTTCGAACGAAGGAGCGCCGAGCTCGAGGAACCTTTTGAATCCCTCGCGGTTGATATTGTTTGCCATGATATTTTCCCTCCTAAATACTTACTTCGTTAAGCCCTCGAATTTCGGATTTTTCCAGAGCACATTCTTCATATCACTCCTTTTCCATCTGAACAGTCCAGCCGTTCACGTCGGAATAAACCGCATAGAGCAGTGTTGCAAAATTATAGCCTCCGTCATACAGCGTATAACGAAGTGAAATGTTCAGCGCAAGAGTGCGTTCCTTGACTGTGCCATCACAATCAAGATAGCTGAATATCTTTGTCGGATGGGAAAACCATGCTTCCCGTTCTTCATTGAATTTATCTTCATCGTATTCCACGACTTGCTTGAAACACGAATCAAACGTAGCAAGCTTGACCGACGAAAATACATCAGCCATCATCCCACACTTTTCAATCAATTCATCAGGCCATTCGACTTTGATGATTGCTGCACCATCGCGCAGTTCTTTCAGTTCTTTGCGGGGGCTCAGCGAGATGTTGTAGCGTTCACTGAGGAAGGTGAACAGCCAGGACCAGTCAATGACTTTCAGGAAGTTAGATACTTCCTTGGAATCCATGAAAATTTTGATTTCTTTCCGTGCCATAGTTTTATCTCCTTATTGTTATGGGGTATTTACTCCTTATGTTATCAGCGATTGTTTTTTAATTCATAAAATTCCAGTTATTGCCCAACCATTCACACCAGCCTGTGGTGGAGGAGGGACAATTTTTGCTGTCCGCGCAGATATGATTCAGCAGCATTGCCAAGTGAAACTTATCCAATGTCCGAATCATTTCGAGATTTGTCTTATCAGACTGTACGATTGTCATGTCAACGTCGGTTTTCGTCTTGATGTACGACACGGCGTCGCCCATCTTTTTGAAAAAAATTCCGCAGACCGGGACAAAGTATCCAACCTCGATGGAAAGCTCTGCCAAAAGACGGTAGCTGTCAGCAGTGTTCGTCCTCTGGAAAAGTTCATCGAACTGAGCGCGAATTTTCTTCTCATCGTTTTTCCCAATGTCATTCAGGTCAAAGATGTATTCCTGAACAATGAACCCATTATTAGATTTCGTGGGCACATATGCTTTGTAACAGGATGCATCAATCTGTTTCATGACAATCGGAAAGTCATGGGAAGATGTGGAATAGAGACGTGCTTTATCGACTTCCTTTTTCAGCTTTTCCAGCAGCTTTTTAAGAACAGCCTTGAGATATTCGGCGTGCTGATGGCAGGTATCCACTTCTGTCTGGAACATACCGGTGTCATCTTTGAGCCGCCCGGTTTCCCAAGCTTTGTCAAAGACGCACTTGAGTTTCTGGAGCTCGGTTGCATCCAAGTTGTCGTATTTCCCGGACTTCGTTTTAGCCTCAAAAATGGCGATTGCTTCACGCACTTCACTGTACGAATCAAGTATCAACTCAAGGTCCTCCAAAAAGAGTTTCTTGTTGATGTCGATGGAGTAATTGATGTCGGTAATGCGCAAGGTTATGGTTTTTGCTTTTTCTTCGACATCAAACCCCATTTCCCGGCAGATATCCGGGAACTGTTTCAGATACATCATATTTTTTCACCTCAAACTTTCTCAGCGATATCTTCGCCGTATACCATGCTCGGGTTGGAACCGTTGTCCAATTCGGCAACATAGCTAAAATCTACAGTTAATGTGTTTGTCGTAGGCAATTTCTCCTTTCCAAGTAAAAAAAGCAGGCCCGCCAAAATGGTGGGTCTGCTTGTTGTTTACAGATTGTGAATTGTACGGTGGCAAATGCTGCTAAGTGGAATGTTATCTATCGTACACTTCCATTCTATTCGGTTCGCACAAACATGCAAGTGAAAATGGGCCTTCCCAAAAGGAAAGCCCACTGTATGGTATTGCTGATACTCAGATAGCTGCACAGAAGTTCGCAAGGCGCTGCCAAAGCAAGTAGTTGTCGTAGCTCATGCGTACCTTTTCGGGTACACCTGTAACGAGATACCACTTGTGTGCCTTAGCCTTGATGTTCGAGATGCGCTGCTGTTCACTGCGCGTAAAGGCTTTGCTGAACATACGGCGTCTGCGCCCGGAATTCCAGTATGCACCCTCCATAGTCTCGCAGATAAGAGCATAGGCAAGTTCGTTCTGAACATCGTCATGGGTCAACTCGATAATCTTACCCATATTCAGGCACCTACCTTTCGGCTGGACTTCTCGCGGCTCTGATGCACCATGGAAAGCGCATAGTCGAGCGCAGCATCATCATCCGGCAGATAGGTGACGGATTTGAGTTCTCCGTACTCGTTGTGATGGCGCGGGATAGTCTTGGGTCTTTCCGTAACGACCGTCTCCTTCTCAAAATGCAAAGCAATCCGATTTGCAGGAACGGCATACCGTTTCTGCCGCTCGCATTCCTTGAAATAGTCGATGGGCGTTGCGAACCCCAAGGGTTTTCTGCCATCAAGTCCCGTAACGGTGACGACATACGCCTTGATGCCTTTTGCTTCCCGTCTCTGCTGGTCCGCATAGTAGTGGTAGGAGATGTACATCGGCGATTCCTTCAAATACGCGTTAGATTCCCGCGCAATGTAGGTCCCGCTTTCCCGGCAAAACCACAGAAATGTCTGAGGTTTACCGTCGGCTTTCGCTTCCTTTGCGGCTTTCTGAATGACCTTTGTGTCGAGGTCAAAGTCCGACTGATATTGTTTTGTTACCTGCTTCATCGCAGATTTCAGTTCCGGTAAAATCGGAATCATAGTATTATTCATTTCAATTCCCCTTTTAGAACGATGTGAGATTGGAAATATCTATGTCATAGCGTTCATATTTGTGGATGTAATCGAAAACGGTGTTCACCTGCGCCTGCGTGGCGGTTTTTGTGGCGTCCATATCGAGAAATGTTTTTCCCAAAGACGGATTACGAACCGCAATCCAACCGCGCTGGTACAGGTAATCAAGACCCTTCCCGCTCCAATCATAGGCCATGTCCAAGACTTCCTTATCAGAGAGGTTCAGGCGTATTCTGTTTTGCATGATGATGCGTCCCGCAAGAGCCGCATGTTCTCCAAACTCACAGGGATACCATGTTCCGTCCGGAGCAATCATGCCGTATTCAGATAACTTCTGGATATTGTTAGATTCGTTCACGCAAATGACCCCTCTGTAGTCAGGTGTTGTTGTCCAAAAACTCCTGGCATTCGGTATCGTTCATCACGAATCCGAAATACGCCACACGCTTAACGGTCGTTTCCCAGACGCGCATTGTGCGACTCCGGGGCTGTACGACCCAGGAATGACAACGCCATAGCCCGTCCTCAGAAAGAGCGTACCCGGTCGCAATAGAGCAGTGACCACGGTTTGCATCCCAAAGATAAGCGGAATTCGCGTGACATTGACTGGGCTGACCTTTGCGCATATAGCTGCTGCCATAGAAGAACTGCCCCCGACTGAGTGTTTTTACGGCGTCTTCGTCGTAGGCAGTCATGCAGACCTCATCTCCGCCGAAGCTGAGAATTTTGTCATGCAATGCTTTCATGGCATCGAGCATCTCTTTGGAAAATCTCGATTCGCCGTTATATACCTGATGGCTGTCCATCCATTGTTTCCAGTCATCACTCATTGGATTCCAGTGGATGGGTGCGGGCATCTGGTCAGGGGCTGTGATGGGTTTCAGACTGTTCCAACCTTTCGTACTCATTACAATTCCTCCCTGACAGAACGCAGACAGCTCAGGATTTTTTCATACAAACGGTAACGATTTTCGCCGCTCGGTACAAAGTCACCAAGCTTTTTGGAAATGAGAAGTTTATCAAATGCCTCCACAATATCAAAGACGGTGAACAGCTTGTATTGTGCATTTATATGATTCACACGGAACTCGACATCTTCGACAAGATGCCAATATTCCATGCCATACAACATTGCGCCGCTTTCGTTTGCTTTTCGGTCTTGTTCCTCGTCTGCATCGTCACACACAATACAGACACCGTTTTCATCGAGATAGTTTTCGAAGATGTCGCAGATATCGGAGGCAACAGAACGGATATCGGAATTTGCCTTCACCTCAGGTTCAGGCTGGGCGGCTTCAACTTTGTACTCGATACTGTCGTGACGAAGTGACTCTTCGATACCATCAAAAACGATGTCCGCGTAGTCGTTATCATCCCGACACGCTTTGAAAATATTTTTGACGGATTCGATTGCCTCTTTGGAATCAGAGTTTCCCTCAACAGAGAACTCCAAAGGAACCAAGGCAACAACTTTGTATTTTTTCTTCATGATTTTTTCTCCTTAGTTTAACAGGATGCCGCAGCATTTGTTCAGGCAAATGACACTGACCACGAGCAGCAAAATATTGCGCAGCGTGAAGGACTGTGCCAAAGCACTGATGCTCAGGAAGATGAAGAGAACAAACAGGACAGCTAAGGTTTTGAAGATGGTATAGATGATTCTGTTCATGGTAATGCTCCTTTTTTGCTCCGGTTATCGAAGCATGTCAACGATTTTTCCGACCAACTCATCATTGGTCACGAACTGGTTGCGGCCCCTGGCACCGAGCGATACAGAGGAGTAATCCTTCATATCGGCGGCATAGCGAACCATATTCTTGTCGGCAATCGGCTGATAGCAAGACCGTTCTGTGGTCACATACACGCATTTTCCGTTCAGGATATTTATGATGTGTCCGTAGCAGCCCGTCTGCTTGCCGTTGCGCTGCATGTTTTGCAGGTTATGCGTCAGCATCAGACCGTCGTTCTCCTTCTCGGCACAGGAGAGCATAGACAGTAGTTTTCGAGTCTTATACGCAATGTTTGTCATAGTAAATCGCCTCATTTTTTAGAAATACTTGTAAGCAGCGTTCAGCCGCTTGTTGTAGAGTTGTAAGGTGGTCAGGTTCCCGCAATAGACCTTGCTGGACGAGATAGGGACATTCACCCCGGCTTCCATGTGCGAGAAGAACATCGCAAGACAATCTTCTACACTGTCGCTCGTGGTGAGTGTCTCGTATACCGGATACGAGTACCCAGCTGCCTGACTGTAGGTGGCATTGAGCTCATGGACAAAGAATTGGACCTGACCGGAAACGGAACTTGCATCCAAACCCGATGCATAGCACCAGTTCAAGAGATTCGTCTTACGGCCGTGTGTCCATTGCAGAAGCCCATAGCCTCCGTCGTTCGGATTCTCGGCAGTAACACGAAGCCCGCTCTCCATTGCCATGCACCCCATCACAGCTGCAGTGCCGGCCTTAGAAAGACCTGCATCCCGCAACGCTGTATAGATGGCGTATTCATTGTCAGAAAGGTTCTGAGGCATCGTGTCCGTCACAGGTTCTTCTGCCGGTTCCGCCGCAGTCTCTGCCGTCTCGACAGAAGGCTCAGATATGGGCTCTGTCTCGGTCACTTCCTGCTCAGGTGCAGGCAGTACCGGCGTAAAAGGAGGATGGGCGTTGAGTTCCCGAAGATGGACCTCCAACGGTGTGACATACTCGATATCAGAATCATCAGCTGGCTTTACCGGCGCAGCATACGCAGGCGTCGAGAAAAAGCAGGCTAAGCAGCCTATGATGGTGATGATGCTGAGCATAAAAGCGGTGGTCCCGGCATAGAATTTCAGTTTGTCGTTCATTGTGATTACTCCTTTGAATAAAAGTTCCCGCCGACAATAGCTGTTCGGCGGGATGTGATTGATGTTCGGTTGTCGGAAAAACTTCATGCTTCACGGACTACGATGGCGGTATATCCGCTGTTGGCAAGATACCAATACGCTGCATCATAGGCGTCGCTGAGCGACGGTGCTTTGACATACCCGATAAAATCGGAGCAGATAACCATGCCGGAAAAACCTGGGTTACCGGCATAGATGGCGAAGCGGGTGTTTTTCTTCGAATTGCGATTAAACATAGCGGACCTCCTTGCAGTCGCGTTCAAAAAGATGGATACGGATTTCTGAAAACAAAAAAAGCAGACCTACCACGAATGGTAAGTCTGCCTAATTTGAAAACAGAATTGTGAATGATGTACGCCCGAAAGATTCGGCTGTGTAGAATGTTATCTATCGTACAATACCAATTCTATGCCGTTCGCAAGGATACGCAAGAGAAAAACAAAAAAAGGCGAAGTCTTCCGAAAAGACTCCGCCATGGTTTTGTGTGCGATTTTTGCATTTCAGTGTTGTTATTCACGGCACATTTCCCGCATCTTATTCTTCCTCAAGCCATTTCTTAGTCACATCGAGAAGGCATTTTCGGAATTCGGGAGCGGGCTGCATCGGAATCGAAGACCACTGAGAATCAAGAACGACAGGGTATTCGTACTGTTTACCGTTATGCAAAAACGGTATGAACTGAACTTCACCGTCCACAAGCCACAGCTTTTCCGTTCTGACGGGTGCAATGTACTCTGTCAGCCAGCATTCGTGCGTGACAACGGAATCTTCTACGAAATACTTTGTCTTATCGTCCAGTATCAGCGCTGGGTTGTTATCCTCGACACAATAGACCCTTCCGACAAACGGCAGGAGCATTGTCTCGGCGGCGTGCTTCGCGCTTCTCCCCTGCCGGATTTCCGATAGTAGGAAACTCGAAATAAAATGCGGGATACCGATGCCGGTCAGACAGTCATCAAGCGTGTATCCGGTACAGATTCTTGGTGTTTCCTGGTCCTCCCCCTTCATCCGATTCGTAGGGATTTGCGGAACGACCTTGTCCGGCAAACATCCGGTATCTGCCATGAGATGAAATAGTATCTGCATTATGGGACTTACTCCTTCGGCAGTTTCTTGCGAAACGGGTCAAGGTCTCCTGGCCTATAGACCGACTTGACATAAGATTTGATGTCGTCTTCTTCAAGGCTCTCAAAGAGATTCAGCCAGCATTCAGCTTCAATCCGCATCTCGCCGCCCATTTGATACGCTTTCTCGCACTGCACCAAATCAAACTGAAAATCGTTCTTGTAGCGGCAGTTTTCGGCTGCTTTTGCAAATTGCGTAAATGTTCTGGTATTCAAGGTTTACCTCCTTTTCTGAAAATGGAAACAAAAAAGCAGACCCTCATTTCGAGAGTCTGCTCTAAGCACATAACAGATTGTGAATCTACCGGTATGGGGAATCAGAAGATGGTATCTATCATGCACTTACTATTCTATTCGATTCGCACAACTGTGCAAGGGGGATTTTAAGATGCAGCTACGCTTTCGCCTTCGCCAATTTCTTCGCAGCTACGCTTCCTGCTCACTCGCTGGCGGCAGCTACGCTTTCGATATCGTCTGCGTTCAGGTTGATGTACTGCCACGATTGCGGGGCGCGTTTCAGGTGCAGCTGATGCATGGGCAGAGAAAGTTTGCGGACATTTGAGATATTCCAGCCATACAGCATGCCGGTTTTGTTGCCATACTCGAACAGCGCAGCTATATCGATACAGCTTTCCCGAATAAACTTATCCGCCATACCGGACAGCTTTTCGCCGTCTGCATAGTAAGGAGACAATCCCGTCAGGCAGTTCAGCTGGTCGATGTCCTCGCAGGTAAAGGCCCCGATGATTTCCCCTGCACCGCCGTTCGCCTTCGTCTCATAGCAGAATACTGCGAACGGAAACGAGATTTCCCAAGGGCGGGATTTGCGGACTTCGAGAGTCTTTTCACCTGCCATGATTTTAGAGAGCCATTCACGCTTAATCGAAATGACGACCGCTTTGCCGTCATTTACCGCGAGTGCATTTTTGAGAGCAGTCATGATTATCAGTCCTCATCATCGTTGCAGAAGTTATCGACTTTTCCGTCTTCCCGCTCGTATGCGGACATGAACTGTGCGACAGCCAATTCAAAGTGACTACGGCTGATACTGTTGATGTCCGAGAAATCGAGGAACGCATGCTCGAAATTGCTGGTCATTGCAACGAGAACGTGCATTTCGAATTCTTTGGCGAACTCTTTCGGCGTGCCATCGAAGTGGATGATGATATCCTCGGGCTCCACATCGGGGTCAACATAGTTCGAGATAGCATCATCCTTTGCGTCACGAAGAAACTCGTTGACACTGTCCTCGACTTCGAGTTTGGTATAGTCACCGAGCGGCACCCCCTGCTCCTTGGCGGAATCAGTTGCAGCCATCATCTTCATGACATAGTAGCGGAACATGAGAAAGGCACATGCGCCCGTCGGTTTGAAGTCCCAAATGACCTTTTTCAGCTGCGCCTGACGGTTGTTTACGACTTTATAATTTGCCTTCATAGGAATCTCCTTCTTAAAGGAACAAATGATTTACAACGCACGAATGTTTGATTTGCCAGGTGCAAACATTAACGGCTCGTCCGTCACTTTCAGAACGGTGCCGTCCCCTTGCCTGCACGCATACAGGATTGCTTTGAGCATCTCATAGGCAAGTTTGCTGTTGTAGGCAAGCCCTGCGTTGGAGATGCCGAAATTGCCATTCCAGCCAACCCTGAGTTTTCTCAGCTGTGGAATCAGAAGGTCACGGGCTTCCGCTATGCCGATGCCGCCCCAACGAGCGTCATGATACGCCTGCAGCTGCGGTTTGTTGTCGGTATCAGCTATATCGAGAACCTCATAGATGATGCTGAACTGTCCCATTAGGATTCTGGAATACGCATCGAGGATGGCAGCAGCTTTTACCCAAGCACTTTCGTTCATGTCGATGCGCTTAGTATACGGGTTCTCCTTGTTCTCTGCCTCGATATTCGTTGCCGAGAGCGCAGTATGATAAATCTCCTTCGCTGCGTTTTGCATGGAAGGTCCGGGAGCGGTGACCTTGAAATCCGTGAACATCGTATACGCCTTTTCAATATCGGCATCATGCACACCGTAGGCGTCACCCACCTCTTTGCAGATGGAAGAAAAGTTGTTGCCGTAGAATGTCTGCATTACCTGCATGACATGCAAAAACAGCTGATACTGCTTTTCGGTCATTTCGAAAATCATGGCGCACCTCCGTTACTTTATTAGCATTATACCACAAATGTGTATTCAGTACAACCATGAACGCTGATTCGTAACAAATAAGATACAAACAAAAAAGTGCCTCTAAAATCCTCGACTGAAATCGAAGATTTTAGAGGCAGTGGCGCTCATGGAAGGATTCGAACCTTCGGGCGATTTCTCACCGGCGGTTTTCTGGACCGCTGCCATCGGCCACTCGGCCACATGAGCATATGGCGCAGAGAGCGAGATTCGAACTCGCAAGCCGGGGATTGACCCGACGACGGATTAGCAATCCGTTGCCCTACCGTTAGGCGACCTCTGCAGATTTGCACCCGTTTTGTTAAACAATAAAGTTGACTACCGAACTCTAAACTTTACTATCTCATTATGGGTGCTTGTATGACCCCTGGCAGACTCGAACTGCCGACTCCAGCTTGAGAGGCTGGCGACTTGGACCAACTTGTCGAAGGGGCCTTATGGTGTGCCGGGTAGGATTCGAACCTACGAACCGTAACGGAACGGTTTTACAGACCGCCTGCTTTAGCCGCTTGCATACCGACACATATGGTGCTCCCGGCTGGAATCGAACCAGCGACACATAGGGCTTCAACCTACTGCTCTACCAACTGAGCTACAGAAGCAGATGGTGACCGAAATGGGGCTTGAACCCATACTCTCAAGCGTGAAAGGCTTGCGACTTAACCAATTCGTCTATTCGGCCATATAGCCGCAATCCTGCGGCGAGGGTTTATGCGATGACAAGGATGTCATCAATTTTCGTATTGAGCATCGCGGCGAGAATCACAAGGTTGTCGATGGTAGGAAGTGCAGTGCCTGCCTGCCATTTGGCGACTGCCTGTGTGGATACACCGAGCGTGTCTGCCACATCCTTGACCTTGATGCCTGCTGCTTTTCGCAGTGCCTTGATATTGGCACCTGTTTGCTGGATATCGATGGTTGGAACGTTCATTTTCTTGCTGCCTTTCTATATTGCAGGCAACAAAAAAGCGCTGCCTGCCGAAATGAATCGACAAGCAGCGTTCGTAATGCAAATGCCGTCAGAAGACGCACCGCAGCCGTTCGAGGTCTGTTTTTGCCTGTCGATGGGTATAGGAAACAAAGCTGGATTCGTAGGACTCGAATTCAGATTCGTAACTATACTCAGCAAACGACATAGCATTAACAGTCTTGCACAGCATCTTCGGTTGTCTCCTTTCGTTTCGTTCTGTTTACATTATACCACTTTTGTGGTTCTGGTCAATCAACTTGTGGTTTACTTTTTCACCCATCTTGCGGTATTGGGAATGTACACCGCATCTGTCCCCTCTTGCTTCGGGTCGGATGGATTTTCCCTGCTGCCAACTGGCGGCTTCTTGCTTTTGATTTTATACCTATCGCGGTAGCCAGCGCCTTCGTGAAGAACGCGGTCTGCACCGAGTTCGTGCTTGCTCATCACAAATACGCTCCTTCCGGGAGCCTGTCCGCATCCGGCAATTCGTTGACCGCCAGTTCCCTCAATGTTCCTTGGTCTGTATCCAAGCCGATGGTATACATATACACTACACGGCTATCCCGGAATACTTCGGCCGGGGTCTTGCTTTTGCTGACGATTTGTTCGATTTGCTGCTTCGACGCCGGATACAGGACCCAGCGTTCTTCGCTTCGCACTTCTGTGCAGTTACAGAAATACAATTTTTCGTCCTCATCCTTGCATACGCAGAGCAGCGAAATGCCGTCATAACTCCAAAACACTTTATCGACAATAAGTTCTTTTCCAAACAATTTCTTGAAATTCAGCCCCTCAAACAAGGGTTCTCCGTGCAAACTCATATCTGCTCCTCTTTTGCCTCTTCATTCCGCAACCTATGGTTGGAATTTCTTGTTTTTATCTTCGCCCAAGACGCGAGGATTCGAGGAAGTGAACCTATCGGTGTGCGCTTTTTATTCTTGTGCTTACCCATGCCTAGTCCTTCTCAAGAAAATGTTCCCACTGTGTTCGCCTAATTGGTGTACCTCCGAAAGTGTAGTGCTTGTCATAGTAATCCGACATCGCCTCGGCATGCTTGGCGGCATCAGTCGGATTATAAAGCGCCGTTTTACCGATGTTTTTGACCGCAATCCAGTGGACAGTGGTGTGACCATCCACATCCACACCGACGCAATGCGCATCGACATATTTTCCCTTAAAGAATCTGGTAATCTTGACAGGGTATACAACATATTCCAGTTCAACGAGCCGCTTTTCGTTGTAGTACCGATGTTCCCAGACGCCCCAGAGAGTGTCGCCAATTTTCGGCTGCATGCTTTTCATAAGAGCCTCTCTTATTTGGTAGCTTTGGTCGGGAAAACCTCATACACACTAACATACAGCATCCCCGGCATGTAGTCAGCATATTCTACCGGACGCTTTTGTTCATAAACCTTCACATTCGAACCATCATCTGCCGTAAGCCAGAGATATTTGACATGCTCAGCATAGCGAGGCTCTTTTGCGCGATACATTTGCCCTTCTTTGATTTTGAGGCGGCGCATACAGGCTTGGACGCGGGAAAATTCAACAAATGCACCATAGTCACCAATCACGATACGGTTGTACCCGTTGGTAATGACTGTGCCATCAACGGTTTCGAGCGAAATCGTGTCACCGGACACATTGCACCATTCCGGCAATGCCTTTTGAAACTCGGCTCTCACATCGCAGAAGAAGGTACGCGGGATGGGTTTGTATTTGTGTTCGTTGGCAAGCTGCTCTTGGTATCGGAGCATCTGAGCGCCGATTTCTGAGATTTTGTGTTTCACAATTTCACCCCTGACCCAGCATCTGCGCAGAAGCGACTTCCCGAATATTGCGATTCTCTTTTTCGGGAGCCGACACAATGCGGCGATGAGAGCGCATCAGCGTCAATACGCGGTTACGAAGCTTTTCGTCCTTGATAAGCCGAGCAACCTGTTTGATTTCCGATTCACGCAGATACATTGTACTGTTGATGAGAACGCCATGTACTTCGCCGTCTTCGGAACTTTTCTCAACTTTATCGACATTGTCATAGGCATAGATGACATCAACATCAATGCTGACGGACGCTTTCTCAAGAAGTTCAGTTCCTCCTTGGGCTACCAGCCACTTGTGTGTGTAGCTTTCGTCAGAAATGTATGTTTCGCCAATGAGTCCCAGCGGTGGCGACACAAGGTTGTTTGTGGAATAACGGATATGGTCCTCGCTTTCATTGAGGTTATCCTGCCAAATACACATCGGCTTGAGGCTTTTGTCCTTAAAATGAACATAGGTGTCCTGAATGAATGTGCAGACGGTCCGCTTAATATAGTCGATTTCCGGCATCTCTTCTACATTGCGGAAAACAAGGCGCGTAGACTCTCCCTCGCCGTACTCTTCGTCGTCCGTCACATAACGGACTTTCTCCAACACAAACTTGGGCTTTAATGCCGCTTTAACGGCTTCGAGAGAAAATACATTCCACTTCATCATGTCCTCCACTTCTTTTCCCACTGGTCATACTCGGCAATTTCCCGCTTTATGGTTTTGCCGTCTTTCTTATATACGGTGATACGATGTGCATAGTCGGCAGAGTGTTTTTGTAGCCGTTGCAATGCTTCTTCCTCGGAAGTTGCTTTTGTAACTCCGCGATAGGAACCACCGGAGCCCAAAACATCAGGTTCATACCAGCCTGTCTCATAGTATGTAGTCTGTTCTGTGGCTCCATCCAGAACAACTTTCCCCTGCTCACCGTAGTCACCCGTATAGCTGCTGCGGATGATTCGTGCGGCACGGTCGTTCTCCTGCTCTTCGTAGGCTTTGACAATAAAATCGACGTAGGTTTTGAACTTCTGCTCGTCACCTTCGCGATGCGCGGCGATGAGTTTTCCGATGGTCACTGCGTTTATGATGTTCATGGACACACTCCTATAAAATCGATTCTAAAATTTTTGGTACTCCAGCCGGGAGTTGAACCCGGAGAAAAACAGAGTTTGAATCTGCCGCGTATGCCAATTCCGCCACTGGAGCATAGTATGTCGTCCGCAAAAGCAGACGACAGTTGCATGGCTTGAATTTGCAGCGAATATCACATTTTATCGCTGTTTTTATGGTTGTATTATACCATATTCTGATGCAGATTTGTAGTGAGTACAAGTATGATTCACAAACAATTAACATCTGAACGAGTCGCATCTTGTTCGCTTGCTTGTCGTATTCGTCTTGTGCGAATCAGTGCTGAAACTGCACTTTCAGAAAGCAGCCAAAAACAACAGCAACACAAACGCGAGTCTTTGCAAGTTTCTAAAATGGCGTTTCCTCGGCTCAGGACTTGCTCTCTGCGGGTGCTGGCGTCCAGTATAAGAGCGTTCCGAGGATATCGCACATCGGTGCCGCCTCGAAGAAGCAAAGTGTTTCCAGAGCGTCTCTGAGGCGCTGCTCGTAATCTGTACGCAGCATATCAAGGAGAACCAGCACCTTGTAGGAGCCGGAAGGCGCTTTCAGAACGGGAGATTCGGATGCTGAATTCTCAGTAGGGTCATTCTCCCATCCGCAGGTGATGAGATAGTCATACAGAGCATAGGGGTTTACGGCAGAGACTGTCTTTCTGCCATCAAGCATCTTGTAGGCACGAAGATACTTGGCTTCTCGTGCAAGGTCTTTGCTTGTGAGAGGATACGGGATTCGGTTAAGGTCCATGTTGCTGACGAGGTCTGCGCGTTTTACCTTGACGGCAATGTCGTTTTGCTTAACACGCCAGATATACTCTGCGTAGGTCATATCTTTTTTCCGAGTCAGTACAGAGACCGCCTCAGCCACTTCCTGAGGAAATTCCGCTCTGATGGTATCTATCGTGGTGCCGGTATCCTCAACTGTGTCATGAAGGTAGGCGGAAGCTTTCACCAGCGGGTCAGGCTCAACGCCGTCTGCGACAACGGCCACATGCGCCGTGAAGTAGTCTTTTCCTGCCTTGTCGGTCTGGCCCTTGTGCGCCATCATGGCGAACGCCTTTGCTTTCTCAATATAATCAATCATTCGTATCACCTTTCTTTGGTTTGTAAGCGGCACCATACGGGTCTGCCGGGCAATAAAAAAGGCTTGCCAGTTTCCCGGCAAGCCTCGATGGATTCAGGTCTTTGCGGACCTATGTTGTAGTGTTGGAAACGGGAGATTTACTCCGCAGCGCCCTCAACGATTACGACCTCAGCCTCGGTCTCCTTAGGCATGTCGGCATCTTCCTGCTTGGTGTCGGTGCTGTCCTCGGAAGTCTCGGCAGACTTCTCGGTCTCAGCAGACTCAACAGGAGCGGCAGGCTCTGCAGGAGTCTCAGCAGGTACAGTGGGCTCAACAGGAGCAACGGGCTCGGAAGAAGTTTCAGCAGGTACAGCAGACTCAACCGGAGTCTCTGCGACATAGGTCTCGGCGTTGATGCTCTCGGCGCTCATTTCCTGCGCCGGAACCTCGACAACAGGCTCAGCCCCGGCTACGATAGGGTTTGCAGCCACCTTGGCACTTGCGGGCAGACGAGCGATGGACTCAGTCTTGGTCTCGCCGCAGCCAGTGCAAGTGTAGGTCTTGACACCCTCATGCTCAGTGGTAGGCTCGGTGGTAACGACACCGTTATCCCAAGTATGGTCTTTCTTGGGCGTGGTAGAGAGAACGGTGCTCACTTCACCGCAGACGGTGCAGTAGATTTCGGTGCGACCCTCTTCCTTGCAGGTAGGCTCAATGACACGCATCTCGGCATGGTGACCGGTGGAGTGTACAATGTTGTCCTTGTAAGAGAAGCTGTCATCCTCATTGCACTTGTGCATCGTATAGCCGTCCTCGGTGCAAGTCGGCGGGACAACGGTAACAGTGAAGGTGTACTTGGTGGGCAGGACCTTTTCGGTCATGGTCGCATCGCAGTTCTTGCAGTGCAGGGTCTTGACGCCGTACTCGTCATGAGTGGGCTGGGTAGTGATGACACCCTCATCCCAGATATGACCAGTACCACCGTAGGAGTAGGTCATGGTATGGGAAGCATCGCGCTTGCAGTGCATCAGCATAGTGCCCGGCTCGGTGCAGGTAGCCTTTTTCAGGCATTCGGTGTGCTCGAAGTCCCAGTCGTGGCTGCCGATAGCGGGCATAGGAACGAGAATTTTGCTGTCGCAGCCATCATTGGTGCAGTACATCCAACGCTCGCCCTCAGTCTCGCAAGAGGGCTCCTTGACGATTTCACCAAGACCCGTGTACTCATGGACATGGACCTTGGCAATGCTCTCGGTCTTGGTCTTGTTGCAGACGGTGCAGGTATAGGTCTTGATGCCCGGCTCGGTGGCAGTAGGCTCCTTGGTGATAACACCCTCGTCCCACTGATGCTCCTCATTGACGGGGATATCGCGGACATGCTGCTTATCGTTGCAGCGTTCACAGACCTTATCTACGCTGCCAGCGTCCTTGCAGGTGGCGGGAGTAGTGACTTCCTTGTACTCATGACCCAGTGCAGGGACGATGTTGTCCTTGAAGGACTTGGTGGCATCTTCCACGCACTCGTGCATGGTATAGCCGTCCTCAGTGCAGGTAGGAGCGACCACGGTCTCGTTGTAGGTGTAACCCAGAGCCGGAATGCTCTCAGTGTAGGTATCACCACAGTTGTGGCAGGTGAAGGTCTTGACACCGTTCTCGGTGTAGGTGGGCTTGGTGGTCACAACGCCGTCATCGTAATCGTGACCGGTTGCGGGGATGACCTCGGTGTAGGTATGGCTCTTGTCGTTCTGGCAAGTGAAGGTCTTGACGCCATCCTCAGTGCAGGTAGCAGCCTTGGTGACAACGCCGTCATCGTAGTTATGACCAAGCGCGGCAATCTCCTCGGTCTTAGTCTCGGTGCAGCCATCGTTCAGGCACTTGTAGGTCTTCACGCCGGAAGCCTCACAGGTGGCGGGCGTGGTGACAGTACCATCATCCCACTTGTGACCCACAGCCGGGATGACCTCAGTCTTGGTCGCGCCGTCACGAGAGCAGGTAAAGGTCTTCTCGCCATCCTCAGTGCAGGTAGCAGCCTTGGTGACGACACCCTCGCCCCAATCATGGTCCAGAGCGTCCACGAAATCGCGGTTCTCGGTCAGCGTGGCGTCCTGGTCGCAGATGTAGACGGTGTAGCCCTGCTCAGTGCAGGTGGGAGCAACCGTATCACCCTTGTGCCAAGTCTTCTCCACCATCGGGATATCCTCGGTATAGGTATCACCGCAAGCAGAGCAGGTAAAGGTCTTGACGCCCTTCTCGTAGATGGTCGCTTCCTTGGTCACGACACCCTCATCATAGGTGTGCGGGGTCTTGTCGGTGAAATCACCCTTGTAAGTAAGACCCGGAACCTCATTGCACTCATAGATGGTATAGCCCTCGGAAGTGCAGGTGGGAGCAACGACCTGCAGGATGTGGTAGGTCTTGTCCAGAGAAGGAATCTCCTCAGTACGGGTCTCACCGCAATCCTTGCACTTGAAGGTCTTGATGCCGGTCTCGGTGTAGGTGGCAGCTTTCGTCACGGTGCCGTTATCCCAGCTATGACCCTTGGCGGCAACATAGTTGTCGTTGTAGTTCATACCGCCCCACTCGTTGCAGATATGCTCATCATAGCCCTGCGTGGTGCAGGTGGCGTCATGATGGCGTACGGTGAAGGTGTAGACGGGCTGAGACTTCTTCTCGGAAGGAGCGGCAGCGGGAGTCACGGCAGCAGGCTTCTGGGCAGGAGTCTTGGTGCCGGTGGTGGTTTTATGGGTGTTGTAGACGGGAGCCTTGGCGGGACCGTCCTTAGTAGAAACATTGTCGGGGTTCGTGTTCTGGCTGGCAGCGGGCTTCTCAGCCTTGTCGGAAGCGACCTCAGACTCAGCGGTCTTGTTCTCGGTGTTGGCAGCATTGGAATCGGGCTTGCTCTCGGCTTCACTCTCAGCCTTGCTCTCGGACGCCGCCGCGCTGGTATCTTCCTTCTCGGCAGTGTCGGGGGTTTCGGACTGTGCGGTGCTTGCGGAATCGCTCAGGCTGGTGGAAGGAGCAGAAGAGGCAGCATCCTGATTCTTCTTGCCCTTACATCCGGTAACAGAGATTGCGACTGTAGCAGCCATGGCAACTGCAAGCACATTCTTCATCATAGACTTTTTGCGCATGATTTTACTTCTCCTTTTTACTGTGTGGGGTGAGTCCCCACATCAACGAAACGATGTGAAGAGCGGAGGACTTCTGATATTTCGTTTTCCCTGTCGCTCTATATGCATTATACCACATTTTTCCTTGAAAGTGTACTGAGTACAACCATGATTAACGTAATGTTCACAAATCGCAACAGAATCCGAGAGGCTCCTATCGGGGAAAAAACGATTCTGGTACGATGAAAAGAAGCGCAAATATGTAAAAAGCAGCCGGGTACAGAGTGTATCCGACTGCTGATGGCGGATAGGGTAGGATTCGAACCCACGGACGCGGATGCATCTCTGGTTTTCAAGACCAGTTCCATAAACCACTCGGACACCTATCCAAGAATCAGAGAGTGTTAGCCGCAGAAATCTGCGTTGCCCGCCATCTACCGCGTGGAGGTCGCTCTCAAAAGATGGCTGACGAGACGAATTTGTCTCGCCCATGCCGCAGCCGTTTTCGCCACTCGGCATGATGTTTTCGGCTTGACGTAACCCTGTGTAAATGACCCTCAGGTGGGGGCGGTGCGGGCAGGATTATCGTCTTCGTGGTGTAGTTAAGGAGTACCGCACCAAATAAATGACCGTACTGCGCTTGTGTAACAGTACAATGCACGCCCAGAGACGATTTCCAAGATGGAGATGTGTCTGGTGGTGGAAGCAAAGGGATTCGAACCCTCGACCCCCTGCTTGCAAAGCAGGTGCTCTCCCAACTGAGCTATGCCCCCATGATGGCGGGAAAGACCCGCCAGTAATTACGCGTAATGAAGTTCGCCGTACTGTTTGACCTCGCGCTCCAGATGCAGCGGAATGGTCTTGTCGCTCTTCTGCGTGATATCCTCACGCGTCAGAAGGCGCTCATCGACGCCAGCTGCTTGCAGTACTTCGTACAGGTTCGAGGGGCCGGTGCCGTCGTAACCCGCAGTCAATCCATTGACTTGCAAAGCGAAGCCGTGCAGATGCGGTGCCAGACCCGGTACAAAATCGAGTTCAACAACGACTTCGTTACTGTTCTCGTCCACGCGCTTGACCGAGAGAGCACGGATGTTCTGACTTCCGAAGGTCTCAATCAACTTCTTAGCCGCCGCTGCGGTTTCAATCGTTGATGTGCCTTCGACGTTGATAATTGCCTGCTCCATCGGAATCATCTCCTTCCTACTTAGAGTTGTCATGCGCTAAAGCAGATAACGCTCTGCCGTGCGGGGCTTTACGTTGCCCATTCGTGTTCGGTTCCGGCTACGACGACTTCCGTAAGGACTTAGCCAACCGTCAGCAAGTGCATGCCCCCGCTGACAGCTTCTTGGGCGGATTCTCAAAGAGCGCGTCACCCAATCGGACCGTGGAGCTTGATGGCAGACTCGAACTGCCGACCTGCGCGTTACGAATGCGCTGCTCTACCAACTGAGCTAACCAAGCACGGTAGGGTGTTTTATGCTGGTTATCACCCCTCAGCGAGGAAGCCAACCTCGCGTCCAGCACCATCCGGTAGCAACCCCGGAGGATTCTGCGCTGTATCCTCTCCGATGTTTTTCAGCTCCATTCGCGACTGATGCCGAGACTTTCGGATACCTTCAGGTGCAGCACCTGTTTGCCGATTGATTTTTTGGCTGTCCGTTGGCATTCGACAGCGGACCACAAGTGGACCATGCTCGCCAAATTTAATGTCGTGGCGTACGGTGACGGCGACGGTGGAGCGGGCAGCGGGATTCGAACCCGCGTGACCAGCTTGGAAGGCTGGTGTATTAACCCCTATACGATGCCTGCATGAGAAAAAGCGGGTGAACCCTCTCTTAGCCCCGCCATGATGTCCGTTTAGTAGGTCGTCATCCCCGAAACATCATCTTTATGTCTCTTAGCGATTCCGCGAATCTCTGCGTGGACGATACGAAAGAATCCGGAAAAGCATTTTGGACACTGGTCAACTTCAATTCAAGCCCTGCCGTTACTACCCTGTCAATTCGGGTCAACGGAATGCTATGGGCTGTGTAAGACTGCGGCAAACTTACCAGATGCCGCGCAGCAGTCTCGCCTTTTTCGGCTATGTCGCGTCTGGCTGCGCCCCGGCTTAACGGGGATGCTCGTACGATGCATGCTTAGCGGGACGAGATTTGTTGTTTCTGCGCCGAAGCACAAGAGGAAGCACTCGCCCACACGGCTTCCTGACCGTTTAGGATACCGCTTGCACAGGGAATGCAATGCGGTTCCTGAAAGGACATTCGTCAGCGGCAATCATAGTCGCTGTCCACCACCCGCCGCGTGGAGGCTGTCCCATCGGGTGGCTGAGTGCGCCGAGGTATGGACGCACTCAGATAGGCGCTACCTATCATGGTGTTTTAAGGCGGGAGCTGCCCGCCATCAGGCAAATCAGTACATCGGTGTGACCCTTTCCTTGATTTTGACATTCGGACGCGGTAATTACTGCATCGGAGTGCCCCCCTGTTTTATTTGACCTGCTAGAATCGCTTCCAACAGGTCATGGCTCTGGCAGGTGGAGTTGAACCACCTTTTCCCGTGCGCTGCGGGCGAATTAACCATGGTGCATTGCAACCTTCGTATTCGATACCAGAATATTTCGGTCATTTTACGTCCGACCGATTGACATGAATAGCCGGTTTAACGTCATGGCATGGACGATGGGTGCGGAGACAGGACTCGAACCTGCAACCGCCAGCGTATGGGGCTGGTAAGCTACCTTTGCTATACTCCGCGTGGCGGGTCGTACTGGGTTCGAACCAGCGACGCTCGGATTAACAGTCCGATGCTCTGCCGACTGAGCTAACGACCCAAGAGAAAAGACATTTGCCACGGGGAGCTCAATACCCGTGTTACCGCCGCTCGCCGCGAGGAGGCTGTCTTTATGAGCGGCAACTCTTATGGGATACCAGATACGATGCTTGCCGCCGCTCTACAACCAGCTGCAAGCAGATGTGTATGTAAGTGTGTGTAAAACTATGATGTTGTTTCGGAGCATATCTGGTATCTTCTAAGAGTTTTATGTTATCTGCGAAGATGTTTGCCAAGCTAAGGGAGGTTAAGCCTGTTGCCCGATGCCGACCGCGTGGAGGTCATCTTCCCGGCATCAGCTTCCGACAGGATTCGAACCTGCAACCTGCTGCTTACAAAACAGCTGCTCTGCCATCTGAGCTACAGAAGCATATTCGGGAGAAGTAACTCTCCCGAAAAATAGGTAAATTACCCTACTACCAATTATCTGCAATTCGCATATTTTGTCAACGCAAAAGCGCCACATACAGTGTCCAGAACGGAAAATGTTGTACATAAGTACAACATATAGTGCTTTCTGTATCTGTACTTGCATTATACCATATTTTGGCGCGAAAGTGTATCAAATACAAGTATGATTTACAAAATGTTCAAACACTTTCCCGGGCTCGATGCGCTCCGAAAATCGCAGACTCTTGTTGCCTACGCGATGCATCCGGTGGTCGATGACATCAGAACGGCGCATCTGTTCCGCGTTCACGCAAAAGCCTGTACCGTAGTATTGCATGTAGTTACTTCGCTGCTCTTTGTTTTCCGCAGCCCTCCCGAAAGGTCTTCGTTCATCGTGGACGAACACCGTATCCGAGCACAGAGCGAAATTGAGATAGTGCATTGCCGCCATGCGCTCAAAGACATATATTTGCCTGGTCTCGGTGAAATAATAAAAGATATAGTCAGCTTCCTTATACAGCCATCCCTTCGAGTGCTTGGCTATCGCTTTTTGGTATTTTCCAAATCGCAGCAGCTTGTCATCTTCTCCGATAGCGAAACTATTCACCGCTGTTTCGAGGAAGACATTCCCGGTTTTGTAGGTGTCAGCCTTTGCTTCAACCGTGAATGAAGAACCGTCTTTTCTGTATACAATGAAGTCGATGTCGTCTTCCTGATATTTCTTGTCATCCCGTACATCCGAAAATCCTGCAATCCTGTCCTTGTGCTTTTCACAATAGTAGTCAAGATAGTGCATGGTGACAGATTCACCAATCAGACCTACCTTCATCTGACCCGCCATGTTATAGGGAGTCTTGTTTTTCTGTCTGTACAAGGGTATTACCTCACGATGTTACCGCAAAACGGGCACTTTGCGCCTTTCCGGCAAACGTCAGCAATCGAAGGCGTCCAGTCTTTGTCTTTGCCGTACCCGCATGCGGTGCATACGAGCGGGATATTTTTGCAGCTGCCGGTCGTATACATGTCGGGGCCGAATTCGTTTTCAGGATGCCACAAAGCGGCGATTTGAGGGCATGCAACTGATACTACAGGTTTCCTTGCTGTTTTGGCGTAGTGGGCTCTCATGGCCTTTCTCAGTGAGTTTCTGGCGCATTCGGGACATCCGGTATGTACTCCCCCGGACCCGCAGGCAAAAGCAATCATCGGATGCCATTCTCCGTTTGCGCCGTACCCGCAATCCTTGCAGACAAGGTATACATGCTTTGCGCTTCCGGAAGTCACTCGCGTGGGCGGGAACTCATTAAGTGTCGGATGCCACTGTGCAGCGATTTCGGGATGTACGGTAGCTACATCATTGACACCTTCGACAAGGACTTTTCCGGAACACGCCGGGCATCCGCCGCCTGTTCGACAGGCACCGGCGATAGAGGGACGCCATTCTCCGTTCTTTCCGTATCCGCATTTCGGGCAGATAAGAGCGATTTTACGATTGCTGCCGCAGGTGACTTCCTGCGGCGATACAGAATTGGCTGTCGGATGCCACATAGCAGCAACGCGGGGACATTCCTCTGCTACCGTGCCACGATGCCTGCGATACCGCCACTCGAAATCTCTCACGGTACAACCACCCCTGCCCGTTTATGGATGTTTTCGGACTTTGCGATATTTACAGCTGTGCTGTAGGAGATACCATATATATCCGCAAGGTCACGCAGATTTTTGCCGGTATTCATCCGTGCAAATTCCGCAAATTCCCGGTTTCGGGCTTTTACATTATCCGTGATAGGAGAACGGCTTTGCGCGGCTTTACGGGTTTCGGCTTCTGCCAGTGATTCAGAAAGCTTTCCGTAGTCATGCAGAATCTTATAGGTCTGACCCACGGCAATCTTATGGTCTTTAGCAATGTCGGAGACGCTTTTCCCGTTCTGGTATTCTACCGCAATCCCCTCGCAGACTTCTTCCGGCAGCTTCTTCTTCATTTTAGCGTTGCCGCGCAGGTTCTTGCGGTAGAGGGGATGATGTGCCCGGTATTTCTGGATAAGCCCCGCAATGAATCGCGGCGTGACATTGTACCGTACTGCGATATTCTCTACCTTGACACCCGCTTTGTAGTCTTTTAGGATATCGTTGTTCCGCGCTTCGATTTCCTCCGGGGTCTTGGTGTTTTCCAAAACTTCACGCCGTAGCCCCAATACTTTCGGGCTGTGCTTGAATTCCGGGATGTTCATGGGCGGTTCAGGACCGAAACGGACAAGACCACCAGAAATCGGATGCCCTGCTTCTCGAAATACCTGATAGGTGGTGGATTCCGATAACCCATACTTGTCCATGATTTCTCCGACAGTCATGTACGGATTTGCCCTGACATCCGCAACGATTTCAGCATTGCGTTTGCGTTTCTTGAACTGTACAGCTGACCCGATATTCTCTTTGTGCGGGGTATAATCAGGGCTTCTGCGCAGGATATGATAGACCTGTTGTCCAGAGAGATTGTATTTCTCAGCGATTTCAAAGGTCCAGGCCCCGTTTTTGTAGTCTTGCGCAATCTCAATATTCCGCTGCTCCATGTCGGCTTTCGACAATCGTTTCTGATTGTTGGGTTTCCGATTCGGGCTTTTGCGGTCATTGCGGCGCACAGCATCAAAACCCTCTAACACTTCAAGAGATTTCTTAACATTCGTGCAGCCGATACCGTATTTCTCGGCCAATTCCGCGATGTGCATACCGGCGATATAATCGTTCAGCATTGCCTTATCGCGGTTCAGCTTGGCTTCTCCGGTCAAACTTTTCCGATGCATGATGTAACCTCCTGACTTGCAACCCAGTCGATGATATGGTCGATGCAAAGATTCGTGATTTTGCTTGCGGTATAATACTGTGAAGTGTCATTGAGCAGCGATTCAATTTCCGTTTCGGATGCCGAATACCCTACTGATGCAAAGAACAGCCTTGCGAGGGTACGCGCATCGTCCCGGCACAGAGGTCTTACCGTATGCCCAAAGGTGAAACGCCGGAACAGAGCATCGTCCAGAGTATCGGGACGATTCGTGGTCCCGATAAGGATGATGTCGTTGCCGAGTCGGTCAAGTTCCTGCATCATGGCAATCGTCACACGGTTCATCTCCGCAACATCGTCCTTGCCGCCGCGCCGTGTCCCGATAGCGTCAATCTCATCGAGGCAGAGCACGCACGGACTTTTTCTTGCATAGTCGAATACCATACCGATATTTTTCTGTGTTTTGCCCAGAGCGGAATTCACCATACCGGAGAAATTCGTGTACACGAAAGGAAGGTTCGTCGTATAAGCGATATATCGCGCCAACTCAGTCTTTCCGGTTCCCGGCTCGCCCATGAGTAAAAGAGAACTCGTATAGTGAATCCCCATCTCCTGTAACCGCAGCGCAGCACGGCGCGTCTTGCACATTTTATCAATGACCGCCTTCTCGCTGTCTCGGATGAGGAACCGGTCTTCTCGGAAAACGCTCGAATCCTCCGCGACCAAAAGCCCCTGCAGGTTATACGGCAGTTCGATGAGTGTAGGACTTTTACTTGCAAGTGTTCGCAGACAGGTTTCCTTGAATGCTTTGTCCTTGACAGTAGTAAGCCCCTCCAACACGATTTTCGCCTGCTGCTGAGATTTCCGAATATCCCCTTCCACTACATACCGAAGCAATGCCCGTTCATTCTCGTTCACTTAATTTCCCTCCCTCATAAAAAGAAAAAAGCCCCCTGCAGCATCATGCAAGGGACTCAGTCTCTTTTACATTTCTGTTTACGGACACGCCGGATGATACTGTAAATACCCGGCAAGGAATAATGGTATGCCTTAGCGAGGTCTTTGGCGTCGATGCCGTTTTGGTATTTCTCGAAGATTTCATCGTTGCGTTTTTGCTGACGGCGGGTGATGCGACGGTGACTGAGTTCTTTGTTGCTGATTCCGGCCTGAACAGCAATGGCACTGCAATACCCAATGGAAACACCGTACTTTTCGGCAATGTCACGGACAGCTGTATTCTTCTGATACTCCGCCACGATTTTATCGACCAGATTGGCATGGTCCTGTTCTTCCGCAATGCGCTGCGCCTGTTGTTCTTCATCGAGAGCACGATAGCAGGTCCTGACGCAAAGCCCGTATTTCTCGGACAGTTCCTCAAACGATAGACCGTTCTCGTAGTCCTTTACAATCTTCTCGTTTCGTTCGATGATTTCGCTGCGGGTTGCTTTCCTTTTCCTCATACTGGTTCACCCCTTAGGCTTTGCTGCCTTCTTTTTGCGTCCCTTGCCGCGATAGATACCGGCCTCATGAAGATACTTGAATCCGGAAGAGGGACTGATACCGTATTCCCGAGCAAGGTTCTCGACCGGCGTGTTGGGGTTCTTCTTCGCGTAGTCCACAAACCCCTGCTTGAAATCTTTAATGCGGCGCAAAGTAGAGGTCTCGATTTTCGTGTCGAGGTGCCGGTGGTAGGAGTCCCCGCCTTCTTTCAGAATACGAAAAACCGTGGCGCGGTTAAGATTAAAAGCTTTTGCCAGTTCCTCGGCGGAAACGCCTTCCTGATACTGGTTGCGAATCTCGTCGTTGCGGTTGTCCTTCCACTCCGTAAAAGTCACTTTCCGCCGCTTCTCCATCTCCGCCTGTGCGATATGGTAGACGGTTTGTGGGCTGAGTCCGTGCTCCTGCGCGAGGTCCGTGACCTTTGCGCCATTTTGCAGTGCATCGGTAATTTTTCGATTGCGTTCCAGCAACTTCTTATGCGTCATAGAAACCTCCCAAAATAAAAGAAGCAAGCTCCCGAAAGAACTTGCTTCTTGTATTCAGTATTCACTTTTTTCGCGTAACGCGGGCAAAAAACTCACCCACTGATTCACCTTACAGTCTTCATTTTACCCAATTCGCACGAATGTGCAACAACTTTTTACGAATTCAGGTCCACTGCATGTACGGGATATCGGAAAGCATCATAAGGCAGGTCTCAAACTCGTCTTCGATGTATCGGGTGACGGCATCAAACCTCTGCATCAGGGGCAGTTCCGCGAAAGATGTGCCGGTTTCCTTGCGGCATTTCCCCTCTGCGCTCGTATATATCACATTCAGCATGACATTCAAGGCAAGAAGAATATCTTCATCTTTGCCCTGAACCGTGAAGAAGAAGTAATGCTCCGATTCACCGTCCGTAACGCCGATTCGGTTGTCGTATTTTCCATAACTCGCCAAATCGCCAAACACACTGATTGCAATATATCGCAGCTTGTCTTCAATCGGAACAGTCCCCCACAGAGGGTAATGTTCATCCGGCTGAAAATCCGCCTTACCGCCGTTATATTCCCATTCAACAAAATCACGGACGGAGAGTTTCTGACCGCCCGGAATGATTATTTCTAGCTGTTCCAAAATCTTCTCACCTCTTTGCGTTCTCTCGTTGTTTTCTATTGTATCCGGTTCGCACGATTATGCAACATTGAGAGAGAAATTACCGGACACAGGAATCTGACGATAAACAAAAAAGCCGCCTCCAATGCGGAGACGGCTCGATGGTATCACATTCCTATTTTCTCAAGATACGGGATAGCGGCACGCATTCTTTCGCACTCCCAACTCTTGCGGGGGTTGCGTTCGTGCTTCTTGATGAACTTCTTCATCTCGGCGGAATTTCCAGGACCGAAGCCGATGGCATCCAGGATGATGTCCCAGCCGTCGCACTTGAGGGCCCGCAAAGTATCCGTTTCAATGGTTCGACCTCCCGGAAATGGCTGTCTGGCGCTCAAGCGGCAGAACGGCAGATATCCTTCGGGGGCATTGTTTTTGCCGATGTTCCAGATTTCGTAGCCGAAAGGCCGTGTCGATACGACCTCGTAGATACTGCATACGCCAAGCACAGTATGATGGATTTTCATTGTTCTACTCCTTATTTTTGTGGCGGTCTTTAGACCGGTTATAGGTTATGATGGTTACAGATTCAGCGAAATATTGCGGGCACTTGGCTCGTATTTCTTAGTCTCTACCCCGGCAATCTTGAACATGTGCCGTGCAGCAACATTGTTGTTCGCATTCCGGTACTTGTCGTCAAGGTACACGATATGCTTTATCCCGCTCTGAATGATTGCTTTCGCACACTCATTGCACGGAAAGAGCGTGACATACATCGTGGACCCGTGCAGGTCTTTCCCGGCGTTGAGGATAGCGTTCAACTCCGAGTGGCAGACATACATGTACTTGGTTTCGAGTTCGTTTCCTTCCCTGCCCCAAGGCATGATATCGTCATCGCAGCCAATCGGCATACCGTTGTACCCCAGAGACAGGATTTTATTGTCGCGCACGATACATGCGCCCACCTGACTGTTCGGGTCTTTGCTGCGCATCGCGGACAGCATCGCAATGCCCATGAAATACTCGTCCCACGAGATATAGTCACGGCGTTTGGCGGTGTTGTTCTGAGATGCTTCGTTTTTCGGTGAAATGCTCATATGGCTCTCCTTCTTGTCTGATTTAGACAGTGGGTTCGTTTGCGTATTTTTGCGAAAAAATGCGGTGGAGTGTCTTGCCCCACCGCATTGGTATTGGTCAGATGTACTTTTCCCAGAATTTCTCGAAGGTTTCGTCCGGCATCACCATTTCCGTCTCATCGAGGACACGGCTGAACTCGCTGCTGCTGATGTCGGTGCCGATGAAATCCGTGACGGCATCGCGGCCACGCTGCATCAGGGCATCTTTCAGGATATACCAGCGGTATTTGTGGATGAGGTCCGTCAGAGATTCGCCGTCGTTCTCCCAGTAATCGTTCTTTGCCTGAACATGATACAGAGCATCGAGAACGCCGTCGTAGTCATCGCTGTCATACTCGCTCACGATGTCGGTGAGATTGAGCAGACTGCGGTCAACGCCATCGACATTCACGGTTGCGTTTCTGAACGAGTCATCGTAGCAGGGCTGTGCAGGAACTTCCACAGCAAACACCTCGCGGGTTTTCTTGTTCACCTTGCACGGCAGATGGAACGATGCACCAGAATCGAAGTTCGAGGTGATGACGCCGGATACAATATCGGGCATCGGGTTTTCGCGAGCCTCCTCAAACTCCGGCAGATGGAACACATCCACGACATTCTCGATGTCGTAGTCAAGGGCACGGACCTTCGTGACGATGTAGCCACCACGCTGCAATTCGAGTACGGCACGGCAGAGGTCAAGCTTAATCTCGTGCTCATTCAGAAGACTACCGTGGCTGTCTTTTACGAGGGTGATTTCGATTGTTTTGTTCTTGGCGGTCGTTTCGGCCAGAAAATAGGTCTTGTCATTGCAAATTTCAAACATGTCATTACGCTCCTTTTTGTGTTGGACGCAAAAAGAGCGGGCCTCTCAGAATCGAGAAGTCCGCCCTTCAAGCGAAATTGTGAATGTACGAAAGGCATAAAACCCTTTCGATATGGAATGTTATCTATCGTACAATACCTATTCTATGCCATTCGCACGTTTTGGCAAGAAAAAAGTCGCTGCCCCAGCATAGGCAGCGACCAGATTATAATGCCGTTAGATATAATTGGGATTCCATTTTTCGCAGCCATAGGAAATAATGGATTGCAAAAATTTTAGCGGAACAAGATTCTCGCTGACCGAGGCACTGTTTTCTTTTACATATTGATTGATTTTTTTACGCTCCTCATCGTTTGCGGATTCAACATTGATGAAAACCTCTTTTGTGGTCGGCTCATAGAAGAAAAAGCTGCTGCAAGAAATCTTGACAGAGATACCCTCACCGTTGCCGTTTCCGATTACGATAGTTATATTTTTTCTTGCGTCAAGCGTCCGTGCGCAGTATACAGACACGCTTTTTGCAATGCGTTGTGATTCATTATCATCGAAAACAAATGCAGGGCTCATTTTATCAGCCATTCTTGCTGCTGCAACTCTTTTGGGAAACTCATTTGCTCGTCTGCTATACCAGGCTCCCTGAAGCGACAAACTTCTTAGCACATAATCCTTGAGCGTTTCCATCGCAGCTTCAAGATAACCATCCTCGTCAATGATGTAATTCACAATGCTCTTATAATTGATATTACGCACAATACTTTTCGCGTTTAGAAGAAGAAAGTTATAGTGAACCGGTCTGCCTTCGAGCATGGTATAAATAGCATATTGTTCCGCCCGCTCATTCGTTTCCTTGCCATCGCTTAAGGCATGACAGAAGCTTAATTCTTCAATGATTTTCTTGCAGTATGCCTGCTCGAATTGCTGATGATAATCTATCAGCTCTTCTTTAAGCTTTGGACACACGCTGATGAGATAGCTGGGTAAACTCCAAAACCGAGTAGAGTCAATGCTGTAACCGGCTTTTTTGAAACTGTTCGAGTAATCACTGGGAAGCGGTGTGTTGTAACCGTTTTTCCACGCTTCCCACCGAAATTCCTGCATATATATCTCGTCAACTCTACTGTTGACCGGCACCTTAAAAATCTTGATATATACCCCACTTTCGCAATTTCGATGGCAGAAAAGGGGGTTTTCATCTACAATAAAGCCTTCGAGAAAAGCTTCGTTTGGATTGTGAAAATATTGATAAATACTTTCTTCGTTCAAGTATTTCACGTTTTTTATTGCTGCCATAATTCATCCTCCGTTTTCAATATTTGTACCAATTTTCTTGGCAATGATTTCAGCCATGCGTTTCGCATCGCTTTCATCGGTCACAGACCAAACCTCAAAAAATTGGTAGCCGTAGTAGTATCCGTCCTGTTCCCGATTGCTGCCACACTGATGGAACTAGCTAAAACCCTTGTCGCGGATTTGCATTTCGTCGTACATAGCACTGACAAACGCAGTGGCATCTACCTCCCGGTGCTGCGTGTAAGCACAAAGCCTATCCCTTGCAAGGGTGATTTCGATTGTTTTGTTCTTGGCGGTCGTTTCGGCCAGAAAAGAAAATAGGTCTTGTCATTGCAAATTTCAAACATGTCATTACGCTCCTTTTTGTGTTGGACGCAAAAAGAGCGGGCTTCTCAGAATTGAGAAGTCCGCTCTTCAAGCGAAATTGTGAATGTACGAAAGGCACAAAACCCTTTCGATATGGATGTTATCTATCGTACAATACCTATTCTATGCCGTTCGCATTTTTTGGCAAGAAAAAAGTCGCTGCCCCCAGCATAGGCAGCGACAAAATTATATGCTATTGATTGAGAGCCTTTTCGGCGTTTTCTTTGACGGTAGCACGGATATCGTCAGATACCTGCAGCACATCCAATGCCGCATCAAGCGTCAGAGTGCCGGAGCGAACAAGTTTTACAACACTTTCGGGAAGCGTTTCAATACGGCCTTTCTCAATTCCTTTTTGTTCGACATAGTCGCTGTAATTGCACATTTGGTTGATACCCTCCTTAACATCGGCTGTTACTTGCAAACCGCATTCGAGTAGCCAAGCACACTGACTGGATTTGACACACTCCCACGATTGAAATCGTGGGATTCTACTTCAACGAGGTCGCTGGCTGACCCAGTCTTACACCTCTCGGTAACGGAATGGTGCCCCATCCGCGCGGTGGTTATTACGCAGGGTAGCCCATTTGAACTAATCCCATACGACATATGTTAATAGCTGCATTGACGTCTCTCTCGTGGTGTGTACCACAAGACGGGCAATCCCATCGGCGTTGCTTAAGAGTGAGTTCTCGGTAAATGTATCCACAACGACTGCAACATTTGCTTGACGGCGCAAAGCGGTCGATTTTCACAACCTCTGTGCCGCAGTTAGATGCTGCCCATTCGAGGATTTGGACAAATTCACCAAACGCAATATCATTGATTTTGCGTCCCCAGAGTTTTTGCATACCCTTGAGATTTAAGTCCTCAATGCAGATGATAGCGTAATCCGCTATCAGTTGGTAAGCAAGCTTAAAGAACCAATCGGTGCGTTGATTGCAAATCTTTCGATAGATACGGTTCAACTCCTTGATTGCTTTCTTACGGTTGTTGCTTCCCGGTTTACAGCGAGAAATGTGCCTTTGTACCCGTTGCAGCTCTTTCAGCGAGGCTTTATACCACTCAGACGAATCTACCACGGTGCCGTCATCCAAGTTAAGAAAGTGCTTTAAGCCGAAATCCATCCCGACAGCTTTACCTGCTCGCGGAAGGATTTCATTACATTCTTCCTGGGTGACGACAAAGATGTAGATATCTCCTAAATTGTCGCGTTTGACAGTTAAGGTCTTCACTTTACCTTTCAACGGACGAGAATCAAAGTATCGATATTTTCTATCATTGATTGTGATGCCGCCTTTACCGTCAAACTTGTAGCCAGCCTGTTTGAGCGTGAAACTTTTGTACATCTCGCGCTTTTTGAATTTCGGCGGTGACTTCTTAACAGGATGTTCCTTCTTCTTGTTGTCAAAATAAGCTTTGTAGGCACGGTAAACGCGCTCCACTACATCCTGTATAGCTTGACTGCCGAGATTCCGCCAACGTGTCCACTTGCGGCGCTTTTTGATTTTGGCAATATACATTTTCAGCTTTTCCTCGCTGAGACTTTTGCCATAGACCAAATAGTACATACGCCGCATAGCAATGCAGAAATTCCAAATTTCGGAGGCGATTTCTATCTGTTGAACAAGATACTTGTTTTTCTTACTATTGTACAGTTTATATTTGTATGCTTTCATTACAAGACGCATAGACAGCAGCCCCCTTTCATTTAGAATCTACTATTCATGGTATGCCATTCGCAATTTTTTGCAACAAAAAATGCTGTCCACCGCAAAATGGACAGCATATATCCGTTCTTAATGCCTTTCATCCCACGACTAAAGTCGTGGGTTTTCCCGGCTTGTTTTTATAAAGTTTGCAAGGCGTTCTCGATACAGCCGAAATACACCGGTTTCTCACGCTTAGAGAGCATATCCAAAATCGCGTACTGTTTTGCCAGATTCTTAACGGCCTCGCTCTTTTCTACGCCAGCGTCAACTGCGTATTCCTTCAAAACCTTTCTGGTAAACGCATCCCAGAATTCAGACACAAAATCAGCATCATCGAACTTCTGCCTACTTTGAGTGCAAATTCGCCAAAGCGGCTCCATAAGCCAAAGACGAGACGAATCAATGACAACCCCGACCTTTTCAAATTTGGTATCTTTCCCAAACTCCTCTATCGGACGGTTGCTGTCACCTTCAAATGCTTTGTATGGAATAGCTTGCATGTATACTTCGGACGCTTTATCTCTAACGGGAACCTTCAGCAATCGAACATATACACTCCTATCCGTTTCTGTTGGAAAACCGTAGCTTTGAGGGATAAGTCCCTCGAGATAGGTCTCACTTGAATTGTGCAGATAGTCAAGAATCGTATCAGCATCCAAATATCTTATAGCATCCATAGGGCAGACTCCTTTTTCAGCTGTTCGTAGCCATAGGCAACCACTGCTGCGGGTAGGCACGAAGTTTCTCCCTAGGCACGCAATCGTTCAGAGCGGAGTTTTCAGCGAGCGCCATGTCGATGATGTAATAATCATCACCATTACGCATCACATCAATACTCCACTGCCCTACCAGTTCGACAGCGGGAAGAATCTTCTTGATTTCCTCCAGAATCATCCTAGCACTGTCATCGAACCGAGATTGCAGAATGTCCTCGTGCATCTGATAGATGACATAGTCGTGGCGTTCCTGCGGCGTACTTGCATTCTTGAACTTGCCCTTCATCACATCGGCACGCCAATAAGGACTGATACCCAGCACCTCATCAGCGTCGAAATCGACGAATACGCGGAATTCAGTGTGAAGCGGCAAACCGTTGTAGATGGTCGGGTTGTGTTCCTTGTCCTTGATATATTCCCTTAGCACCCACTCGTTCGTTGTATTAGCACCATAGAAGCAGATATTGTTCAACGGCGAAGCCATAGAACAGGTCAGATGATTCAGGAACAGGAAATACTCGCCCATCTCATTGATTTCCTTCGTGTCATGGATATGAGCGTTGCGGAACTCATACTTGGAAGAATAAGTTCCGGTCTTGATGAAGTAATCCTCGTGCTCATCCAGCTTGAATATCCGCTTGCAATAGCGGTTCACGATTTCCTTGGTCACTGGATTCAGGGTTTCAAAGCCAAGGCGAGTGAGCTGCAGCATCGGCAGCGGAACACGCAAAATCTTGGTATCAGGAATCCTGAAGAACCTGTTCCCGTACAACGCTTTTTCCAGCGGCGGAAGCCAGAATCCCATCGTGTTGGGATTCATTTCGAGCATCTGGTAGGTGAAGTCGTCGAGGTCAAGAATATCAAGACCCTGACGGAACTGGTTGTAGTAGAACTTCTTCATGCGGTCATCGCGAGCATCCTTGTACCCGGCGTAATTCTGAAGCAGAATCTTATACGACGGCTCCGAGATATCGACCTTCGCAAGATTTCCTGTCAGCTGAGGTCTGAGCTCTTCCGGGTATTTTTTCAGGTCATCGTTCGTTACCGTCACAGTGTATCGAGATGCCGCATAGTTCACATAGTATCCGCCGCGTTTTTCGTTGTAGATGTACAGACGAGTACCATCTGTTAACTCACCTACGATACGGTCGATAAGCGCTTCGAGGTCCCGTGTAAACGGCACCCTCTTGTCGAGCATAGCCTTGACAGTAGCGGTATCCCACTGTAAGAAGTTCTCGGATAATGCCCCGCTGTCCAGCACCTGTTTCTTATAGGCGTCCTCGAATGTTTTGAGGGCATCAGGACTGGTTTTCAGCATTGCGGCAAGTTCTTCGTAGGAAAACGATTTATCTTCCCTTTTTGTCATCATTTTACCGATTTTGGCAATCATATTTTCGATTTCCTCCTTTTTGGGAATCAGGTGTTTGCAAAATTCGGATTCTTCCAAATCAACTTATTCCCGTAATAGACTTCGGGAATGTACTTGATGGGAATTCTGCGATTGTCTTCGAGTTGCGAATCGTTGTTCGCGATAAACTCCTCGATGCGATTTTCTTCACTGCGCGGGGTGATGTTGCAAGTCGAGAAACCTCCACCGTACAGGATATCACTGTTCATCATACCTTTGACCGGATACTTTACTTCGGTCGTTTTACCGTTGATGTTCAGGACAAGGCGAACGGTTTTGTATTGCTTAGCAAGTTCCACAAGAAGCCTGAACATGATTTCCTGAGTGTTCGGACTATTGTACTTTCTCATATACTCTTCCGTCAACTCTTCCACCACAGCCAATGTAATCCCGTATAGGCGTCCAGGCCGCCCGGAATTTGCCTTTTTGATTTTCTCCATCATTCGCTCCGCCCAGCCGGTTGGATTAGCAAGATAATCCACTACCAGTTCATCGCCGTTTGTGGATGTCAGGCCAAAGCAAGACCCTTTTCCAATCTCATCGACAATGCTGTCAATAGGACTGCGATAATTCTTATACCCCTTTATTATGCGGCAGAAAGCGTTCTGTCGTGCTATCTTGTCGTAATGACTGCCCTTGAGAATTTTCTTGTCTTCTTCCGTCACATTCTCTCGGAACATATCGAACAGCTTCTGTGCCATTTCCTCTATGACAGAATCCGAGGTAAAAGAAGAACGGCAGAAAATCGTTTTGAAGTCCAATGTTTCATTGACGGTTTTGGCATTATCGACAACGAGGCAAAGGAAGCGTATCTCCTGGTTGAATGTTACGGGTTTATTTTCCAAGGTTCCATAAAACCGCTGCCCGTACAAGGCATCTACCTTGTGCTCGCCATTGGCGAGCGGCACACGAATGAAACGGTAGTAGCGCCCGGACGGTTTTCCGGTATCGGGAATTGTGTTGCCTTCGAACACGGATGCGCCGGATTTGATAGCCTGCTCAAAATCCTCACGAGTTAAATTGATAGTCATAATTTCTTCCTTTCTGTTTTTATTATTTTTTAGCTGTTTTCTTCGATGCACAATTTGCTGCTACGAATGTTTTCCAACCATTTTTCATCCATAACATTGCCAAAACGATATTTCTTCTGCGACTCGTAGGACAAATCGCAGCCGGAAACGACATCACCGATGGCGTTCAAGTACAGCTCGCCGCTGTAAAAGTCGATGCCGCCGGTTTTGCTGAATTCGTATTCGAGCTTGTCTACATTAGGTTCACGTTTCTTATAGATATTCGAATCGAGATTCTTAGCACGCCCTTCGTTCAGTAAACAAGCCCGATGAAAGTCCGTTACCTTATCGTTACGGTTATATTTCAAGCCACTAAGGATACTTTTACTTTCATATGGGATTGCTTCGTGGAAATCATCGCTGCTGATACAAAGACCACACGAATAGTCATCCTTGTCATCGCAATAATTCCACCACTCCAGACTCGCCATAGCAAGGTCAGCCATCTTATCGACGGCTTTTCCGTTGGTGACCATGTAAAAGCTTCCAACGGCGATACCGCGCTCTTTGACAGCTTTCAAGGTGTATCGAATTGCAGGTATGTTCAGAGAAATTTCGCCGCCGGTAAAGGTAAGAGAGCTGATATAAGCTCCCTTCTCAAAGCTGTCGAGAAAAGCATCGATGTACTTCTCCTGAATATCGATGCTTTCGGCATCTCCGCGCAGGCAGTGCGCACAGCACATATTGCACCGGCGCGTAACTTCTATGAATACGCTGTTTGCGGCATAAATACGCATTTTTTCATGTCCTTTCTGTTATTCTTCCGCGCAATCCTCGTAGTCGTCTATGAAGTTCTCGTTGCGGTCAACAACAACATTCACATCCGGCGGAGCAATTTTAGCCAGACCATAGTTCAAGAAGAACGAGCCGGGAATGTCATCGACATCGCCCCAGTTCCAGCAGCCACAGTTGATTTCCAGCTGTCGTTTGCCTTCCTCCGTCTTGAGATAGTCCTTGACAGCACTGCGCAGGACGCTTTCCGGGTCATGGATTTGCTCCGGATTGTAGCTGAATTGCATCAGTGTGCATTCCGTTGCGGATAAGCCAATGACCTCATTGGCGACGATTGTAAAAACTCTTAACATTGGTGTTTACACTCCTTTTTTGTTTTGACGCAAAAAAAGGGCGGACCTCTCAGAAAGGAGAAGTCCGCCCTTTAAGCGAAATTGTGAATTGTACGAAAGGCATAAAACCCTTTCGATATGAGATGTTATCTATCGTACAATACCCATTCTATTCGGTTCGCACATTTTGGCAAGAAAAAATCGCTGCCCATTTGTGTAGGCAGCGACTGATTTACTTGCTATCGTTTTAGTACCTTATCGGCGTTTGCCGTTTTCGAGTCAGCCAGAGCACGTTCCTGAACCCGGTTCGTCCAGAGCGGGACATTCCGTGTACTACTCAAATAGGCTTATATGGATTGGATGCTGATTGGATATTTACGGCTTGCAGTATCCACAAGGCGTATATCCCTGCTCGATAAGTTCCTCTCTTGTGCCGGTATACTCCTCCCTGTTTGCATCGCTTATCTGAGAAGCAGAAGAGCAATCAGGGCGGTGGAACTTGAGAGAATTTGTGTTCAGGATATAGGTCTCAGCTACCGTGTCAGGTTGCTGCGATTCTTCCACCTCGGCGCTAGAGGTTTCGATGTCCTTATGGTACTCCCCATACGAGAAGGTGACTTCTGAACCGTCAGAGGTGCAGTAAATATCACCGAGTTCGTCCGTTCTGAACACCTCTACTCCCGCGCTGGCAAGCTTTGCAAGGGTCTCGCTGTGCGGGTGTCCGTAGCTGTTGTCCTTGCCGCAGGATATGACGGCATACACAGGGCTCACGGCTTCCAGAAATGCCTGAGAGGTGGAGGTGCTGGACCCGTGATGCCCGACCTTTAAGACTGTGGATTCGATGTCTTGGTCGGATTCGAGTATCTTTTCTTCCGTTTCCTGTTCGGCGTCGCCTGTGAACAGGAAGGATGTATCTCCGTAGACAATACGAATCACTATGGAAGTATTGTTCGTGTCATCAGGCACGGAATTGACAGCCACAACGGTGACGGTGGCTTCCCCCAGGGTGAATGTATCCCCCACTGCCGGGACCGTAATACCACCGCCTCTCTCGTCCGCACGAGCCTTAAAGTTCCGGAATGCTTTGCTGTCATACTCTGTCACAGGACAGAATGTGACATCGGCTGTGTCAGCCTCGAAGGCACCCGAAAGACCTCCGATGTGGTCTTCGTGAGCGTGTGTTCCTATGACATAGTCTAAGTGTCCCTCTGTCTCGCGCTGTAATACTGAGTATACAAGGTTCGAGTCATCGGCATTGCCGCCGTCAATGAGCATCGAGTGCCCATCGCAGGTGACGAGGGCGGAATCTGCCTGCCCGACATCGATAAAGTGGATGGTAAAGCTGCCGCCTTCCGATACGCCAGCCGTCTCCTGACCGCTTTGTGCGGTAGTTTCTGAGACGACCCCGGATACAGGAAGGCTTCCCGGAGATTCCGGTGTCTGACCGCAGCCTGTGAATGTCAGTGTGAAGAACGCGGCAATTACCGCTGCAGTTCTCCGAAGAAATTCGTGTTTGGTTTGCATGGGTTTTGTTCTCCTTTCAAAATAAAAAAAGCGGGCCCATCCCCCGAAAGGGATAAGTCCGCTAAAAACGAAATTGTGAATTGTAAGATATCTGGTATCTATCGTACAATTCTATTTTACCGGTATCGCAAGAACATGCAATACTTAAACCGTATCCGAAACTTCATGACACAGCATCCTGTCCGCATAAATACAGCAAAGAACCAAGCCAAGGCTCGCAACGCAGCCGAACGCGACATGCTTCGGGGAAAGAAGGAGCCATTCGATGTCGTTCATTACTTTCACCCAAAACAAAACGCCCATCATAGCAATGATGAGCGGAATAAAGACAGTTACTGTGTAATGCAGGAATTTCTGGAGTTTTCTTTTTTGCATCCTAAAACTACATCTCCCAATTATGCTTGTAAAACAGCCTGAACCACATATCGCTGATTCGTCGGGCTATAGCAGTCAAACGGATAGCAGGTATACATGATAAGTTTATCGATTCCGTCCGTGAAATTAACGAGGACAGTGCCGTCATCCGCAATCACGGTGCTCGCGTCCGAGGACACATAGCCGGGTTTTGCTAGGGTGACGGAATACACATACTCGCCGTAATCGGTGTCCACTACAAAGTTATCCCCTATGCTGACATATTGCAGCAGAGAAAACACGCTGTCGTTATGAGAGCAGAGCAAATGCCCTCCGGTCACACCGACTTGGTAAGAACCGGGATACTGATATACCCCGCCGCGTTGATTCAAAAGACTCTGGTCATCGCCCCAGATAAGAGAAGCGTTTAGGCCAATCGCGTTACAGGTAATCGTGCCGTAGGCTTGACCCCAGGCTGCAGGTACAACATCACCCCAGACAGAGGTTGCTGCCGCAGGTTCTGGAGTCGGCGAGGGAGTCGGGCTCGGTGTAGGCTCAGATGTCGGACTCGGGGACGGTTCTGGTTGCGGTGTAGGAGACGGTTCAAAAGACGCAGCGGGTTCCGGGCTCAGTTCCGGTACTCCGGATAGGTCCGAGATTTGCTGTTCTTCTTCTGCTGTTTCTTGCGTCGCAGATTCAGAGGTGTTGAGAGAGGATTCGGATTGTGCTGATTCGGCAGGCAGAGGTTCCGCTTGCCATGAACAGCCTGCAACACTGGTCAGCACAGCCAATGTTGCAACGAGTATCAGTGCTTTGGTTCGCCGCATTTGAGTTTGTCCTTTCTTAAACAAAAAAATATATAAAAAAGCTGCCCTCAGTTCTTGTCGAACCGGGGCAGCCTTTTAGCAACGGACATAATCAGCCATTTTTGTGTTTTTTCCGAGAGAATGTGCGACTTACATTCCTTCGCCTTTCGGATTCCGCATGTGCTCTCGCCGTCGTAATAGAGCAAGACGCCGATATCCTCTGGTATCTCGCCTTTTACCTTCTTGTACAACTCAGTGGGCATCGCATAGTAGTTGCAGTGCCCAACGAAATTGTGCCCGTGTGCCGAGTGAAAATCGCTCACGGAAATCTTGATTTCCACACAAGTGATGACGGCATCGAGCGTATACAGATGATTCGTCTTGTGGAAGTGGCACCATCGCTCGGAACAGTGCTCCCTGCAAAAATCTATCGACGAAATATCCTTGACGCAGGTTGCCTCTTTTGCTTTTTGCTGAATCGCGGTAAGCGAAGCACCCGTATCCGTTTCGATAAGCGAGGCCAGTTTGCAGGTCCCATATTTGGTTTCGGAGGTAAAGCATTCCTGAACCCTGACGAAATCGACCAATCCGGATTTGACAGACCCGCATTCTACCGGCACTTCTAAGGCATCGAACCCTTGACGAAACGAATCCACCCGATACCCGCCGTAGCTGGAAGGATGCCACGCATGAAGCGCGGCCTCAATATCGCGGGTCAGCTGAGTTTTCGCCATCAGGTATCACCGGAAAATCTGCTGACCAATCTCTACCATCTTACGGCGTTTGCGGTGCAGCGATACAAGCTGGTAAACAACGATAGCAAATGCCGCAGCGGCAAGAAATTTCAGAATCTTTTTCATGGTAGTTCTCCTTAGTTTGTTCGTGGTTTAGCGCTTTATTATTTTTGAAGCAGAATACCCCGTCTACAGCCGCCAAGCTTAGGCGGGGATGAATGCGTTTATAAGAAGTTATATGGATGAACCTTCTTTCCACGCACCAACATGATTGATTAACTTGACTTTTGATATAGCGACAGATTTTGCCGTACTACCGACTGGAATTCGTAACCATTTTCCTTTGTTAAAGCAACCAGTAGTTATACATTTTCTTCCCGCATAGAGGACTGTATCTCCAGACTGAATGTCGTAGTGCTTACTCCTGATAGAACATCTACCTTTTGTTATTTTGTGTGCCCGGTACTTGTGCAAATTCTCAGAATCTTTTTTGTGATTACGGCTAATTCTGCCGTTAAAAAGTTCCTTGCCTTTTGCTTTGTTGCCGGTGCGAGTGTCAATATAAGTAGCATCGTAGAATTTTTCCAGCACACGATTGTTTCTGCGTCGCTTTTGGTAATGCCTAAACTTGCAACGGCAGCTTGGATGAAACTCACCCATTGCATACGCGTCGTTGTTGTGACTTTTTTCAAGCTGAAGTGCGATACGCTTTTCTTTTGTCATTGCGCCATAAGTGATTGTGACAAACGGCTTGCCAAAAGCAGCGTAGAGTTCATTGACAATTTGCCACCGAACGGTGTTCATAAAAGCCGCACCGGAAAGGTCTGTGAACTTTACATCTTCTCCGAAGCCATAAAGTTTACCGCCTTTTTGGTGATTGGCAGGCGTATGGCACTTTTCACATACTGTTAGAAGTTCGTCCAGGCTGTTGCCGTGACGACCTCTCCAGTAGAACATGTGGTGCATATGTAAAATCGCACCTTCAGTAGCTTTGCGCCCACAAACTTTGCAGACATAGTTATCACGGTAAAATACCGCTTCCCGCAAGGTTGCCAAATTGTAGCGCGGACCTTTTTGATAGTCCGCTCCCTCAGGAATGACTTTTCCCTCCTGAATTGCTTTTACAAGCATCGTATCAAAAGAACCAACCTCAACCGTTGCATGAGTAATGGGCATTACTGCACAATACATCTTGACAACGTTGACATTGAGTTCTTTCTTATGCCTCAAAGAAGGAGCAAGCCAACCTTCGCCGCGCTTGCGGTTATCGAAGCGCGGTTTACGGTAACGCAGTCTGTTTCTGCGAGTGCGGCGCATTTTGCGACAATCATCATGATGTTCTTTCTCATCCTGCAATGTATCATACTGAGCAGATACATATTCGTGAGATTTGCTTTTTGCGCTGATACCGATGTAGTTGTAACCTACATCCTCGCAGATTTCGATGGGTTGGGTGTTTGTTTTGCTGTCATACAGCAGCTGGATGGTAAAGGGATGGTGCTTAACAATTTTCGCTTTTCCATCTTTCAGAAGTCGGCGTACCTTGCCAAGACGGAAGGTAGGCATTAAGCGCTCACCATTGTTGCTGAGAACACAAACGCAAGTGTTCATGCAAGATACTCCTTTCGTTAAATAGTAATGAAACTATAAGTCAGGGCTTGCGCCCTGTGGTCCACTTCGCCAATGTTATGCACTGTTTTAGCCTTTCGGCATGGCTTACGCACTTCTCCTACCCTTAGAGATGTTTAACGTAATATGTATCAACGGCTTGCACCGCTAACGCATACGCTGCCCGCAGAGCCCGACACTTGTGGAGCATAATCGGGGTGCCTATATTATGAAGATGATTGCTCATCAAATGCATAACGGAGTTCGCAGCAACCGAAGTTGCCGTTCACCAAGGCTAACCAACCGGGCTTACGGGTTTCCCCGCAAGTCCCGTCTATAACCGGCGAACCGGTTTAGGCGGGGTTGTTGACTATTGCTCCGCAGTATATTGCCGCAGCATGAGTTCCTGTACCGTCATGACCGTAAAGCCTTCATTTGCCGCCTCATTGAGGGCTTCGTAATAGTCGTCTACATACAGAGCCTGTGCAGCATTCAGACCGGCAGCTTGGGTCAGAAGTTTCATGACGGAGGTCTTCCGTTCGGGGGTGGCAGTCCCGATGACATCGAGGAACTGTCCCGGATAGTGCATTTCAAGCCACTGCTTTTTATACGGCAGGGTCATACTGTCCTGCACGCGAGTGATGCAGTATTTCGGGACACCGTCGCAGCTCTCGAGGAAATGCTGGACAAGCGTATTGGCTTCCCCAATTTCGTCGAATACCCTGTACCCGCCCCGGTTCTCAGCCTCATACCGCATCAGCCGTGCCCTGTGTGCATCAGCAGTCGCGTCGAGTTTCTGTTCCCGATAATGGATGAGAAGGGTATCGTCGAAATCAAAGAACATCATACGAATTTTTGAGAGATTCATGGGTCTCACCTTCCTTCAGTTTCTCGCCGATGCAATTTCATGCCGAACAACATCAGCTTCGGTGTAAAACTCATCGCTGTAGTCGTCCTCATTCGTCTCCTGACAGACCTTGTGCCGGTGCGGCGCGGAACCTTCCTGCTCGATGAAAATACGCCAGACGCCAGAGGAGAAGCAGACAAAAAGCACCGTACCGTCATCCAAATAGAGCCTGACACCGGCGACATCAAAGCACCCGATTTCATCCTCGAAGTATTTGGAATTATCCAGACAAACGGTATCGTCACTGTAGCCGTAAATCTTGACCATTCTGTTACTGCTCCCTTACTTGATTACAAAATCCTTTGTGGCATCCTCTGCCTCACTGTACCGGCTCGCATTGTGCCGAGCAGCCTGCAAGAGAACATCACGCTCGGCATCGAGTGCCGCCTGCATCGAGGTCTGCTGTACCTGCTTGGCACGGGATGTGCGAGCGTTCTTGTACTGCGGATACTCTGCAACGATTTTATCCATCAAAGCCCAGCGTTCCTTATCGGAAAGTGCATTCAGGTTGATGTTGTCGCGGCGCAGCCGTTCAATCGCATAGTCCAAATACGCGAATTCATCCGCAGACGGGATAGCTTCTATATAGTCCCGCATCGTGGCGGGAGGACCGTTGTAGGTCGCCATGGCTTCGTTGTACAGCGTTTCTGCAACCTCTGACCCGTACCACTTATCCGGCTCATAGCCATAATTCCTGTACACTTCCGCTACCCATAAAGGAAATGCTTCGCTGTAGGTCATATAGTCCCTCCTTCTCAAAAATCCCCGAACGAGAGCTGACGGCTCTGCGAGACCGGGATATTGGTTTTGGGCTTTGACGAGTGCTTGATTTCACCGTACTTGGTGAGATTCCGGCATTTATATCCGTAGCCCTTCTGTGCGGCAGAAATCGACTTGTATCCGTATCCGCTTGCATCGTCCAGCACCTGGTCCTTGTCGTTCAGATTGACGACAATATACCGCACATCGTTGGGCTTAGAGAGCCGGGACGAACGAATAACGGTATAGGGGATACGCTTATCGAATTGAGGCTTTTCTTCTTCCGGGTCCGGTTCGGGCTTTGCAACCTTCTCCTTTTCCGGCATTTCAAGCTGAACATCGACCCCTGCCTTAACGAGGGATTCGAGCGTAGAGGCAAGGGTCTCGTACCGCGTATTCTCCACGGTATTCGCATCCTTCTTCTTCCGCTCCTTCCAGACCTTCAGCAGCTGGCGTTCGCTGAAATTGATGATGAGACCACGGTCTTTGAGCATCTTACGAACAACATAGGTGGAAAGAGAAGCGTAGTTCGCATATTCTCCGATATGGTGCTTGATATCCACCTCGGTCTTGGACATAGCTGCTTCGAAATCCCTGTGATTGTCGAGCCAATCCTCAATAACGCTGAGCAGTTCCTTCTTGGACATGGATTCCTCTGCCAGCTGCTTGTTTTTCCGGACATAATCCTCACAGGCAGCGAGAATCGAATCGTAGCCGTTCATAGCGCTGTTATCGACGATTTGACGGTTCGAAGCATCCACAATGATGTACTGCTCACCACGGCGGATGATAGAGATACCTTCATCAGCCGTCTTCTTTTCTTCCTTGACATTGCCGCCGACATCGAATTCCGGCAGAGAATCATCGGTCATGATTTGCTCGATGATGGTATCGAGGTCCTGCGTATAGTCCTTGGAAATCGTATAGCTTTCTGCCTTGGCAAAGACCTGCTTCGTGATACAGGTGATTACCGCGTCCAGGAACTTGTCAGGGTCCGGAATCTCGATTCCATACATCATGTTATCGCGGATATTCCAGACAACACCCTGCTTTAACCCGGTAGCCAGCATATAACATGCACATTGCAGGAAATGCTTGTGCGCGAGCGAAGATACGAATTTCAGCAGATAGACCTTGTTGTCCTTCACGACATCCGCCATGCCGCTGATAACAAGTTTCTTCTTCACCTTGGTATCTACCACGGCAGTCAACTCACAACGTTCCTGTACGGACTCGTCGGGAGTGAACACCATAGACAAGCGCTTGTTCAGGTCGGTTTCCTGCGCTCTCGTAATAAAGGGCAACTCAACCTGCTTCACATACCGGTCCTGACTCGTCATCAGCATCGTCAGGAACAGGACCTTCTCCTCCACGGATTTCCAGCTGGAAGGCAGCGCTACCTTCTTGTCGTTATGCAGGTACATGTAGAAGGCAATCGCGCTGTCGATATCGTAGTAGTCGAAAAAGTTTGCCTGCTGGTAGATGCCAATGCAGGGAGCCAAGTCAATCATCGCATCCGAATGCTTGATTTCGATTTCATGTACATCTTTATGGAAGACCGGCGTTGTATTGATAAGCTGGTAGCAGTGCTCTACATCCTCATCGAACTTGAAATCGAACATTTCAGAGATATCGAACTTTGTATTGAACTCCTGATTCATCTTGACGGGAGTCATCAGGGTCTTATCGCTGACCAGCCCAAATCTGTCCTCTTTTTTCGGAGGCTCTACAAAGATGACCTCATCCTTACCGCGACTCGCCGCAACGCAGAAAAGGTTTCTCAGAATCTCATACCGCGCCATAGGCTGAAATACACGGGAACACCAGTAGGATTCAGTGAAATCAAAGACAACGCAAATTGGGCGTTCCATGCCTTTACTGCCGTCAAAGGTCGTAAAGATACCAACGTCTGCGCTGGGTGCTACATACTTATCGCCGTCCATATCCTTGATGGAGGCATATACGTGATTTTTATCGTAGAGGTTGCCAGGTCTTGCTTCCAGTTCATTCAGAACCTTTACCATAGACCCCGTTCTGGCACCGAGACACAGGACATCCTTCGGGTTCTTGGTATCCAGATAGTCTACCACCTGCTCGCGGGACATGGTCGATACCTTACAGTTCTTGTTCACACCGTTGATATCCTTGCCCCAGATGTTTCCGAGCCGCTGTGCAAGGTCATGGGACAGGCGGAAACATTGCGTGAAATTGACCTGCGTGTGCTTGCCTAAGAACTTATGGATGAACGACCAGATATCCAGCGAGGTCTGGTCATAGATTTTCTGCTTCATGTCCCCGACTGCAATGATTTGAAGACCGGGGTTCGATTCCTTGATGTATTCGAGCATCTTCGAGATTTCCTCGTTGATGTCCTGATACTCGTCGATGATAAGCACATCAAAGTGCCCGACAGGAACGCGCTTCCTCAAGACCATCCCAATCTGCTCGCCCTGTCCGACATTCTTGATGCCGCGCCGGTACAGAATTTTCGAGGCAAATCCATGATAGTTCTGAACCGTGACATTATCGTTCAGAATCTTTTCCTGTGCATCGAGTTTCAAAAGCCGGTTATAGGTCAGGTACAGAATTTCCTTAGAGGAATCAAACTCGTTGCACAAAACATTGATGGTGGATGTCTTACCGCTTCCGATACAGGCATCGCACAACACATTTTTCCCGTCAAGTGCCAGCCGTACGAGGTCATGCTGTTCGCTGGACAAGTCTTTGAGCGTCATTGTAATCCCTCCGAATAGTAGATTGGCAGGCAATAAAAAGCCCCTGACAGCCATTAAACAGCCATCAGGGTACAGTTTTTAGTCTATAATTTAGATTGTATGCAGTTCGCACAAATGTGCAAGGGGCTGTTGATAAAAATTGCTGTTTATATATTTTATTTCATCTGCTGACCGCCAGCAGAAAGGGATTAAATGAGCATGGGTGATGCAGTGTCCCTATACCAACTCGATACATTCCGCCTCAACACGGTGCCATTTATCGGTGCTTACATCGTATTCCAGCACATCTTTTCCGACCATCTCCCCGTTTTCGACATACTCTAAAATGTGTCGAACTCGCATTGGCGGATTATCGTTCTTCGCATGCCACAGTGCGATATCTTTGTTGTCGATGACGAACGCAGGTTTATAGCTAACAAAGGGGCTACCGAGAGGCTGTGTTTGCCGACTTGCCTCGTAGTACGATTTTACATAGCCGTCACGGGAAGTATTGCGAATAGCACGAGCGCTTTCTTTGTCGCCTTGCTCGTCCAAGGTTTGTGCAATTTCGTCCACACACCGACAAAAATGCGTGGGGTCTTGACTGTATTTGGCAAAAATCAGTTTTCTGATTAACCGCACTGCGTCTTGCTGCGTCACAAACCGCTCCTCTCACTTCTCAGTCGAAACCAAGAAGATTTTCTTGGAGAAAGTCCCCTTCTCTACTGCCTTCTGGCTTCTAACCTGTTCCACTTCCCTCTTGGAAACAGCGCAGGTCTTGCCCATAGCGTACAGGACCTCCATCACATCCGCCATCTCTTCCGCGCAGTCCAGAGCGCTCCGCTCCTTGGCAGTGTAGGCTTCCAGCAGTTCGGCGACCTCTTCCTGCAGTTTGTTTGTCAGAGCGTCCTCGTACTCTTTGTCGGACAGCGTGCGCGTCACACAGGCTTCCCCGTTTTTCTCAATGATAGCCGGGATATTATCACGAACCAGCTTTTGGTACATCATAGTTTTATGCTCCTTCCAATCTACAGTGCCGCAGCGGTATGCGCAGCTCACGACAGGTGTTTTCGATTTCTCGTTCGTTTTCGGCTCCATCAAACACTACACATCCTTTTTGCTGCTGTTTGGCGAGGTATGTGGGCAAATCATCATTTGCAACAGGTATGAAAGAGTATCCCCGCTCGCTGGCGTACATAGCTGCCAAAGCAGCCATCTTCTTGCCGGATTCTGCTGCAATGACGACCTTTTTCCGTTTTGCCAGCATTCTGTCGAGGTATTCCGACATCTGCTTGCGGGACTTCGTCATCGATAACGGCGTTCCCGCAACTCCGCAAAAGAACCAATCCTTTTCGCAGATTTTGTCCTCACACTCTTGGCATTTTAGGTAGACGACATTGCCGTTTGTATACGGACAATAATTCCCCATGCTCAAACCTTTTTGAAATATTTCTCGACAAACTCATCCGGCAGTGTAATGTGCATCTTATCTGGTCCGGTGAATTCCTTGAAACTCTGCTCGCCGCCGCACCATTCCAAGCGCCAGATGGTCCCGCGCTTTACCCGATATGGAATTTTCTTGTCATCTTGACCGATGGCATCAAGCCACACATCGAACGGCTTGACGCATTTGTAGTTGGTATTGTACATGCTAATCCTTTACTTTTTGGGCAGCACCCAAATCTCAACGTTCACATTCCAAGCATTGGCGGCTTCTTCAATGAGATTCAGCACCGTTACCCAGTTTCCGCCTGCCAACCCGCAGCCGAGACCGTAAGGGACGCGGAAAGTTGCATTAGGATGTTCTTTCATTACTCTGAAAAGAGCCGTTCCCAGCGCTGCGTAGTTCGTCTGGCGCTTATCTCTGCCGAAACTCAATTGCCCGAACAGGTTGGCAACATACAGCTGCGGGGCAACCTGAACCATCTGAAAGTCGCCGAGTTTCTCAGGGCTACAAACCTTCACATACTCGTCGAACACAACGGGCCACTTATCCCGAATCTGTCTGGCAAGACCCGCACCCATTGCGGCACGACAGTTCACCTGATGGCAGATGATAGTATTCTCGTTACGAGTCGGCGGTGTTAAGATATTGCCCTCAATAAGGTTAACACTCATAGTCATTCACCAATGTCTAAGATTTCGTATTTTCTCGCTGCAAACCCCAGCAACTCATTGTAGATGCGGGTTGCGATTTCCAAAAACTCGGTATCGCAGATTTCTTTTCTGCGCAGGAAACGGTTGTCCTTCTGCATTTCCGCAGCGGTATTTGTTACGATAGCCCAGATGCAGCTGTTAATGACAACGGGCGGCACAATGTCGTCTGCCCAATTCTCAACCGCATATTCGCTGACCGCATATTGCGTATCATACACCCCATCGTTAAGTTTCGCGCTATAAAACTTTGCCTGTCTCTCGCCCATGATGGAGTTTATGATGCTCCGGGCAGTCTGGATATCTTTGCCCTCCACATTGCAGATTTCAGGACCAAAGAAGCCTTTCGTCTTGTTGCTGAGAAGGACAAGCTGCATTGCCAGCGCCGTGGCGCACTTGGAGAATTTCTTGGCATAAGTATCCGGTATCTCAACAGGAATATATTCAGCCGCAGGACCCTGCAGATAGTATTTCTGTGTATCTTTTTTGTCGTGCGAACTCTCGAACAAAATCGAGGGCAACGCAACCATAATCGCTTCATTTACATTTGCTTTAACAGTTCGTAAAACTGCGATATTTGCCAGCATTCTTTTACCCTCCTCGCTTTTTACTGAGCCTGATACTTGGCGATAATTCGTTTTGCTTCCCTTTTCGGTACGCCGAACAGAGATACAGCAATCCGACTCAGTTTATCCTTCTGTGTGGTGTCTGTCAGGAGCACGATGCGATGTAAATCATGGATGTCGGTAGCGACAACCACCTGAGCATATCCGATTATATCTTCATCGAACAGCCGCTTTAATTCTTTTGCAAACTCTTCCCTGCTGAGTTTAAGCATATAATCGCTGTTAATGAACATGTCGAGTGGGAAAATATGCTCGTTATCGAACTCCTTCGGATGCGAATTTGCAAGGTCAAGTTCCGGGCGAAACACGGTTTTATCATGCACCAAACCGTAAATAATGCCGGCCGCTTCTCCGCTTTTGCAATCAATTACAAATTGTCCTCGCTGTGCATCAGCCATAGGTTGTCCCCTCCGCCAGTTTTTCGTATATATTCTGTGTGCGTGTGTTGTTTTCGTCTTTGTGCATGAGTACGACATTTGCCATGCTGGTATAATAGCTGGCTACACTGTTACCTTCTACGGTAAACTTTATATTCTGCCCGTCATCGACTACCTCGTAGCTGATGAGTTTATTCGTGACCCACTGATTATTGTACCGGAAGTATATGTAGTTGTATTCCGTGGCTGCGGTCTCAGGCGTCATGTTTTTCTCCGAACCCACCGACTCGACAGTCTCAGGAGTTGCCATCTGAATGATTTGCGCAGGCAAGTCCTTGATGCCGTCCATGGTCTTGTCTGCCACCTCACTGCATCCCTCGAACGCTACAGAAATGGCTGCGACAGCCAAAAGAAAGAGTGCCTTATGAACAAACGAGATAAATTGCTTCATAGACATGCCCCTGAAATATCTTCGATGATACGGAATGTTTTGCTTGTTTTGATACTTGCATTATACCATGAAGTTGTATTGAATACAACGATGAACGCTATATGTTCACGGATTAGATACATTTTTGGCAAAGCAAAAAACGCCCGCAAAAAGAAAAGACCCGCCTGTTAGCCGCTGGCAGGTCTTTCTTCGCAGTGAGCATTTAAGGTCGGC